AGTGGTATGACGAGATAAAAGAAACGGATGTATTAATTTTCAAGCACAGAACAAGTGGGTTTGTTCCACGATTAAGTAGTAAGGATGATACTCAAGTTTTTAATTGGATGGACATCTACATCATAAGATATACTGAGGCGAATGGGCGAAAGTATGTAGTGGATGTTACTAATAATAAAGAGAAGTGGATACTCGAAAACAATTCCACAAGAGATGAAGACCAATTCGAAAAGTTGTCAGACTTTGACATCGAAAGACGAACAATTAAAATTTATAATTAAAATGATATGGAAAATTCACAAACAAAAGAAACGCAAAAAAACTTTAACGCAATACAAAAAAATATTGCAAACAATTTAGAAAAAAAAGAACAAAGAAAAATGGATACTATGAAAGTAAAAATTCAACAACGAAGTGTCTACCACAAATTTGCTGAGGTAGAGGTAGAAGTACCAAACAATTTAACAGACGACAAAATTCTTGATTACCTTTGGGACAACGAAGACTTATATGTAGACAAGATAGATGAGGCGATGAGCAAAGCATCTTACGAGTATGGCTTTGGCACAGATTCAGATGCCAATGCAGAATACAATTCTTGTATGGATGAAGATGATTCAGAATCTGAATGGAGATTTGAATGTGAGGAATTAAAGATAGGTGGACATCTATAATATAAATCAGAGCGGTGTCTTCAAAGACACTGCTCATAAAATTAAATTAAAATGAAAGTAGAAGTAATTAGTACAGAGGGATTGGACAAAAAAACTATCGAGAAGATAGAGAGTCCAATGACATTTAATCAATGGTGGTTTGAAAACGAAACCACTTTTGTAGAGATACAAAATTCTAAAGGAGAAATCATTAGGGTGTTTCCCGAAAGAATTATCCCATCTCTTAAAGAAGTATCAAGCGAAGACTTGAGACAAGAACTAAAGCTGAGAGGTTACCAAACAGATAACCTATGGCAAGTGGATGATGTAATGCAGAACTATGATTGTGAAAGTGAAGAGGCACAAGAAGTATTGATTAAAGCATTAGACAATGAAGCCACGATGGAACAAGTTTATCTTGCGATAGACATTATAGCAGACGAAGTGTTTAACTTAAAAAAGAAATCATAATGGCAATGTATATAACTAAAGACAATTTTGTTTGGTTGGATGTAACCGACAGAATGAAATACGCACAAGGAAATGAGCGTGATGAGATATGGGTAGGCAACGACTTGTATGTAATTCACGAGGATGATAGCGAATCCCTGCTTGAGTCACACGATGAGATAGATGAGGCACTGAAGTTAGGACTAAAGATTGGTATCGAAGTGGGATTCCTACCAAAAAAGAAACCAACATCATTGCTCAATTGGGAGGAAGTAGATAAAAAAATAATCAATGGACATTGGTGGGTAAAATATGGCTCCCAAAAATTTGGATAGTATAAATAAATGTACTATCTTTGAACAGAAATCAAACATTAATTAAATATAAAAGACAATGGCAAAATTAATAAAATCAAACGGAGAAGTTATCGAGAACTATAAAGCTATAGGACTTAAAGCAAAACAAAAAGCAGTAGGCGGATACATTGAAGCAGTGTATACCGACAAGTATGTAATCTTTTGTAATGAAGAAGGATTGCTTTACCAACTCCCAATGAACTTAGAAGTGTCTGCGTTATGCGGGAAAGTAATAGTAGGAGATTGCGTAGTGATGACACAGAAAGAATCTATGGAGGAAGAAAGGGGGATGGACTCGTGAACATAAAAGCGTGGAGTATAGAAATCATATGGGAGGACGGAACAATTGAAAGATTGGATAGCGTCCCTCATTATGTGTCAAGAGAAGTAAACAATCATCTTGATATAATAGAAGAAGTTAAAAATTTAAATTAAATAAAATGAAAGCAATATATTTAAAAGAAGCAACGGCAGAAAAATTAAGACCAAATTCTGATTCGAATTTTATCAGACGAATGCAACAACTTGCAGACAAAGAAAAAGAATTTACATTGAGTGTCTTCAAAGACACGGGTAGGTTAATGAATCGACTTGACTTTGTAAAGAACTTTAGCTTTGATTCCTTAAACGATAACACAGATATGGTGATGACTTATATCGATGGGTTATACATTGAGAAGTTAAAGGATGGTACTTGGTACACACAAGGAGTGCAGGACACAGATATAAATGTGATAGAAGAAATTCTTTTCAACTCCATAGGGGGTTATGATGAATAGTTTCGAGCAAACAATGATAGCAATAATCCTCGTTCAATTTATTGGATGGGGATTAATTTATTTATGGACTAAAACAAATAAGTAATGAGTAAAGAAAAGACAGAAGAACTAATAAAAGAAGAGGCGAGAAAAATAGTAATGCTCCTCCTTGAAAAGAACAAAGCGTATGGCGACACCGCAAACAATCCTCCGAAAATATTCAGCAAGTTAGAGGCAGTGGAAGGTTTGTGTGCAAGGATAGATGACAAGCTATCAAGAATAAAGATGCGTGGAATAACTGACGCAACTGAAGATAGCGTCAGCGACTTAATCGGATACTTAATTTTATTGAAAGTACAACTCAAAAAGAATAGAAAAAATTTGGACAAGAAATAAACATTGTTTATATTTACCTAATCAAAAATCAAATTAAATTATTATGTCAAAATCAAAAAGAATGTTCACCGAAATGCGTGAACAAAGCCAAGACTCACACATCGATGCAGAGTATCGATACGACCAATGGATGAGTCAGTTAAATCAAAAACAAAATCACAAGTCTAACTCAGCAGTAGAAATTCTCGATGAAGTATTTAAATCATACGGGGAAATCTTCGGCTCTAAATCTAATGAAGAATGAAACAAGTAGCTTTCGATGAGTACCTAAAAGTAGTGTGCGAAATGTTCGGTATTACACAAGAAGATTTGATGACCAAATCTAAGCGAAGAGATATTGTAGATGCACGACATCTTCTATATTATCTGTGCTACCACAGACCAATGCAAATAAGATACATCCAAGAGTATATGGGGAAGTATGGTTATAAGGTTGGGCATTCTACAATTATACACGGTATCGATACGGTATCCGATAAAGTAGAGGTAGATGTGGACTACCAAAAGATAGTAACTCAAATGAATATTATCTAATGACTTATACTATGCAAGACATAATGAATCAAGCAATGGAAGACGAGTTTAGTGCAAACTTAAATGGGAAAACCTACACTGCAAGGTTGCTTTATGGATGTAAGATAAGTCAAGACGCAGAAACAAAAGAGATTCAAATCCTCAACACCTCATTGGGTGGAGAGTGGTATTCCAAAGTCGACAACAATCAAATAAATATTTTTTTAGAAAAAGGTTGGAGAATTGGAGTGTATGAATTATCTTTGTCTAACTATCGTTTAAAACTTGACAAGATTGAATTGTCGGTAAAGAAAGAAATGAATGGTAGGCGAAATCCTAAACAGATTCAGTCATTAAAATCTGCGAGGGAAAATATACTAAGGAAGTATAGTAAAATTAAATATAAATTAAATCAAGAATCAAATGGCAAAATTAAAAACGGTAAACATTAAAGGTAAAGAATATGTTGAAGTAAATGAAAGACTAAAGTATTTCAGAAAAACATATTCCAATTATTCTCTAACATCAGAAGTGATAGAGAAGACAGACAAGACAATCCTAATCCTCGCATCTATTATAAATGAAGATGGTAGAGTCATAGCTAATGGTATGGCAGAGGAAGAGAAAGGGAGTACCTTCATTAATAAAACATCATATGTAGAGAACTGCGAAACATCTGCTTGGGGTAGAGCGTTAGCTAACTTTGGTATCGGACTTGATACCTCAGTCGCATCAGCAGAGGAAGTGCAGAATGCTATTAAGAACCAAGACAAAGTGTCTTCAAAGACACCGACTAATATAGTGTTAGATATTGGTGATGATAATTGGGAAAAGGTTTTAAGCTATGTGGTTGCTAATAAAGAAAAAGGATTAGGGGCTATCGTTAAAACTTTACAGACCAAATATCAAATAGCAAATAAAGTTAAAACTGAAATCAAAAAACATCTATAATATGACAACACAAAAAATTATCGAGACACTAAAGGATGATAATGAATACTATAATGGATTGGGTAGAAAGTATCTATCCAATTCAGATATAGGAACTCTCCTCAAAAATCCACGAGACTTTGGTAGAAAATTAGAAGACTCAAAAGAATTTGCAATGGGAAGATATTTCCATCAACTTTTTCTTGAGCCGTCTAAAGCTAAGGAGTGGGAATTTATTGATGTATCATCTCGTAATACTAAGAAGTATAAAGAGTATGTCGCAGAACTACAAGAGAGTAGTAATAGAGAAAGAAACTTTGCTTTACTCCAAAAAGAAAAGGAGGATGTAGAAAGATGGGTTGATGCAATGAAAACTAACATTGACTTTTTCGATTATATCAATGACTCTTCTAACAAGTACGAGGTACCTAACATTAAAGAGATATGTGGTGAAACTTGGAAAGGGAAGGCAGATATTGTAGGCAAAGATTTTATCTACGATTTGAAAACAACAAGTAATATTTTTGATTTTAAATGGAACTCTCGTAAGTATAATTACGATAGTCAAGCGTATATCTATCAAGAATTATTTGGTAAACCTATGGTCTTCTTAGTTATTGATAAGACTAACTTAATGATGGGATTCTTTTCAGTAAGTGAGGAATCATTAGACAGAGGTAAACAGAAAGTAGAAAGAGCAATAGAGGTGTATAGAAAATTCTATGGAGAGAATCCATCAGAAGATATAAACCAATATTATTTATATGAAGAAGTTTAAAAAATTTATAGTGTCTTTAAAGACACGACTATTTAAAAGAAACCGAATCTCAATAGTGGAAGTTCCAAACACTTGTGAGAGTCGTGCCGAAAAAAATAAAGTAATAAAGGCAACATTAAAATTCTTGGAACAACACATTATAATAAATTAATTATGGCAAATGAAAACAACGATGAGAAAATATTTGCGGATGGTTTCTCATTTAAGCGTCAAGAAAACTCTCCCGACTTTGTAGTAGGAAGAGTATCAGTTAAGTGTGATGAAGCAATAGCTTTTATGAAAAAGCACACAAAGAATGGTTGGTTAAACCTAAACATCAAGTACGCTAAAAGCGGTAAACCCTATATGGAACTTGATACTTGGGAGCCAACTAATAAAACTCAGGCGGTTAAAGAGCCCGTTGCACAAGCATCGGATGACTTACCGTTTTAGTTGAGTGTTAATCATTTTTTAATTGTGAGGGGTGTCTTCAAAGACACCTCTCTTTTTGACCAATGAGTGACAAGATTAGAAAGCTTTTAGTTATATTATTTATTATATCTCTTTTATTTTTTTTTATAGTATGATAGAAAAAAGTTAACAAAGTAAGCAACTCATTGATAATCAGCAACAAACCAAACACAAACTCGACACTAAGTCAACACTAAAATTAAATTTATGACATCAAAGATTACAATATTCAGAAACATTAAGGAGACAGATGCTCCTTTTCACAGAGAGGTAGAACACATTATAGAACGAATAAAGAATGGGGCAAGTAAAGATTTAGTAAAGCGTATCCGTTTAGAACAACGCAAGGCAGAGCGTAATGAACTAAAGAAACAACTACCCGCTATTTGTTTTAGTGGATACTTCACTAAAAGAAACGATAATTCAATTCAGGAACATTCAGGTCTTATTTGTTTAGACTTCGATGGGTACGAGAAGAATAAAGAATTATTACAAGACAAAGAAAACATAACCAAATCACCCTATACTTATTCAGTATTTATTTCTCCAAGCGGTAAAGGTTTAAAGGTATTAGTTAAGATACCTCAAGATGTAGACAACCACGTTAACTACTTTAATAGTTTAGAAAAACATTTTAATAACGACAAGTTTGATATAGCTTGTAAAAATCTTTCTCGTGTTTGTTACGAATCATACGACCCGTTGATATACGTTAATGAGAACTCTTCTATATGGGATAAGATAGAAGAAAAAGAATACCAAGAGAAACATCAATACAGAGATACTCCTACGATACCAATCACAGATGAGAATAGAATTGTAGATATTCTAATTAAGTGGTGGACTAAAAAGTATCCAATGAATGAAGGCAGTCGAAATAATAACTGCTATGTTCTTGCCGCAGCCTTTAATGATTTTGGTATAAACAAATCGTTAGCGGGTTATGTAATGTCAAACTACCAAACCTCAGACTTTAATGAGGCAGAGATAAATCGGACTATAGATTCAGCATATGCAAACACACAAAACTTTGGAACTAAATACTATGAGGATGAAGAGCGTGTTCAGAATCTAAAAATAAAACTGAAGCGAGGTGCTTCAAAAAAAGAACTCCGTTCTCAACTCGAAGAGTCTCAAGTAGAGGACGAAGTAATAGAGGCAGTGCTTACTCGTATAGATGAAGAAGCACAAGAGACTCAGTTTTGGACTAAGAATGAAAAAGGTGTAATCAAAATTGTACACATTCTTTTTAAACAATTCTTAGAAGACAATGGTTTCTATAAGTATTGTCCCGAAGGAAGTAAGAATTATGTATTTGTTAAGGTAACCAACAACTTAATAGACCATACAGATGAGAAAGAAATAAAAGACTTTATTCTGAATCACCTCATCGAGATAGATGACTTAAGTATTTACAATTACTTTGCAGATAAAACAAGATTCTTTGAGGAGAGATTTTTAACTCTATTAAATACAATAGATATTTATTTTATAGAAGACAATAAAGACACCTCCTATTTATACTTTAGAAACTGTGCGGTTAAGATTACCAATAACGAAGTGGTGATGATTGACTACATAGACTTAGGCGGGTACGTATGGAAAGACCACGTTATTAATAGAAGCTTTTCATTATGTGATTCAAACACAGATTATAAAAAATTTATATCTAACATTTGTAAAGGAGAAGAAGATAGGATTAAGTCTATGGAATCTACAATTGGATTTATGATGCACGGACATAAGAATCTTTCTTACTGCCCCGCAGTTATATTAAACGATGAGGTTATCTCTGATAATCCTGAAGGCGGTACGGGAAAAGGAATCTTTATGAACGCATTAGCCCAAATGAAAAAGGTGGTTACGATAGATGGAAAGTCTTTCACTTTTGAAAGGTCGTTTGCTTATCAACTTGTTAGTGCTGACACACAGATACTTGTGTTCGATGATGTAAAAAAATACTTTGACTTCGAAAGATTATTCTCAGTTGTAACCGAAGGATTAACTCTTGAAAAGAAAAACAAAGATGCGATTAAGATACCATTTGAAAAGTCTCCGAAGATAGCTATCACTACGAACTACGCTATAAAAGGAAGCGGTAATTCTTTTGCTCGTAGAAAATGGGAATTAGAATTACATCAGCATTATACTAAAAACTTTACACCATTAGATGAATTTACTAAACTCTTCTTTGGAGATTGGAATGATGATGAGTGGTGTGCGTTTGATAACTATATGATTGAATGTTTACAAGGATACCTCAACACAGGGTTAGTCGAAAGTAAGTTTGTAAATTTAAAGATAAGACAACTGAGTGCAGAAACTTCCCACGACTTCATCGAATGGTGTGGATTAATAAACGGTAGCCAAGCTAACGACTTACTTGTCATTGATTATAAGATAAGATTACACGAGGCTTACTTAGATTTCATAGAGCAGTATCCTGACTATGCACCAAAGGCAAAGCTAACTATTAGTAGAATTAGATTTAATAAATGGATGTCTGCTTTTGCAAGATTCAAGACAGGTGTAAACGCTGAAGAGGGAAGAGACAACACGGGAAGATGGATGCGATTAAAAAGAATAGATGAGGTTAATACACAAACAAACTTGAATGTCTGATATAAACCGAGCAATGATTAATTCTTTAAATGTTTTTACAGGACATAAAACTTTAATTGAATTAATATTAAGTGATGAAGGATACTTTGTATTCAACCCTGAAAAGCCCGTGTCTTTAAAGACACTACAAATTATGCTTGATTACTTTGTCTCGGTAGAAGATTATGAAAGATGTGGTATAGTGCAGAAACTAATTAAAGATGGAAGTATAATAGGTAAAGACTTAAGAGATGTTTAAATACAGAGAGTACCAATGGAGAATAATAGACGAGGCTGCGGAGATATGTGCGAAATATAAATTCGTTTACTTAGCTATGCAGGTACGTACAGGTAAAACTCTTACAAGTCTTGGTTTAGCTAACTCCTTGCAAAGTAAAAATGTATTGTTTGTTACCAAGAAAAAAGCCATACCAAGTATTCAAGATGATTACTTTACCCTTAACCCTGCTTTTGAAATTTGTATTATTAATTATGAATCATTACATAAGGTGAGTGACCTTGATTATGATATGATAATTTTAGACGAAGCTCATACGCTTGGTGCGTATCCTAAACCAAGCAAGAGAGCGAAGCAAGTTAAAGAGCTAATTAAAAAATATAAAAAATCATATGTGTGTTTGATGTCAGGAACCCCAACACCTGAGAGTTACAGTCAGATGTTTCATCAGGTGTATGGGATTCCAAATAACCCTTTCAAAAACTACGTTAATTTTTACAAGTTTGCTAAAGACTATGTGAATATAAAACAAAGAAAGATTAATGCTTTATGGGTGAACGATTACTCACGAGGTTTAAAAACTATTCTTGACAAAGTTCAACCAATGACTATCTCTTTCACGCAACAAGAAGCGGGATTTGTAAATAAAATAAACGAAGAAGTCTTGCAAGTAAAAATGAAACCCTCCACTTATTATACGGCTAATCAACTAAAAAAATACAGAGTAGTAGAAGGTAAAGAAGAAGTTATATTAGGAGATACCCCTGCTAAAATGATGCAAAAGTTACATCAGATATTTTCCGGAACTTGTAAGTTTGAGTCAGGCAACTTTAAAGTATTTGATTTAAGTAAAGCAGAATTTATTAAGAGTTATTTTGCTGATAAAAAGATTGCTATCTTTTATAAATTTAAAGCGGAGTATGAAGCAATGAAAGAAGTTTTTGGAGATAAGCTATGTAATAATTTAAAAGACTTTGTTATTAGCGAAAGACATATTGCTTTACAAATTGTGAGCGGAAGAGAAGGAATCTCTTTAAAACAAGCAGACGCTTTGGTTTATTATAACATTGACTTTAGTGCCACAAGTTATTGGCAGTCAAGAGATAGGATGACTACTAAAGATAGAAAACAAAGTAAAGTATATTGGATATTTTCTGAAGGAGGAATTGAAAAAGACATTTATAAAGCAGTTGTAAAGAAAAAAGACTACACGGTAACTCACTTTAAAAGAGATTTATTAATTTTGTAAAGATGAAAAAGTTTATTAACTTTTTGGTCATATGGATAAGTCAGAATCTCGCAATGCCCTTTTGGATTGTAGGACACATTCATTTATCTCACAATGTTTATGGTGATATAAAAGAAATTTTAGCCTCCGTTGGGATGAATATAATTGTATTAGCAGGATTCATAATGGATTATCGAAACAGTATTAAAGGTGACCGAACAACAGATACAAAAGAAAAGGATACAAGAACTTGAAAGTCAAGGATACTATGTAATCAAATTAGTAAAGACCAATAAGAATGGGATACCTGATTTGATAGCCATACCTCCTAACTCTGATGTATTGTTCAGTGAAGTAAAGAAACCTACAGGAAAAGTTTCTAAGCTTCAAGAGTATCGCTTAAAAGAACTAAACGAGTATGGAATCAAAACAGAAATATATACAGGATAATTACTACTATGAAGTAGATGATTGGTTTGTAGATAGATTAAAATCTTTACCAAGACAACACGGTATTGAAATAGCATCAATGATTGATTTCAACTTTGATATTTTACCTGACCGAATAGGGTGGACTCAACACGTAGGAGGAGTGTGTACCAAATATAAAGACCCAATTTATTTTGAAGTAGAATATTTAAAAGAACCAATGCAACCTCCTATCTTTTTAGATATAGACCTCATTGAGGTAGATGATTACCTCGACTATATATTAGATAAAAATATACTTATAATTAACTCCAATGATAAAACCGATTGTCCAACACCAAGTCAAGCAGACGCTCCTTAATTTAATAGAAAAATACTTAGACGTTAACTTGCTTTCCAAATCACGTAAGCAGGAAAATGTATTTGGAAGAATGATTTACTACAAGATTCTTAGAGAACAACGTCACGGTTTCCAAGCCATCGCTCACTCCCTAAATAAAAACCACGCCACTGTTATTCACGCCATTAAAACCTTTGATAACTTATATGATTCAGAAAAAGAATTAAGACAGTCTTATGAAATAATTAAAGAGATATATTTCGACATTGAAGGCAATCATCCACTGACTTTTACTACTCGCCCTGAATTAATTGAGAAGGTGATTAGTTTGGAAAAACAAAATAAAAGTTTAAATTTGTCAAATGAAATGTTGAAAGATAGTCTAAAAAATTATCAACAGTACGATGAGTTTATTGAATTAATTAAAGAAAGATGTCTTGCTGATGAAACCAAAGAGTATGTCTATAAAAAATTAAATATGATATTAAATGGAATACACCGTAAATGATTTGGAAAAAATAATGAGCTTTACTTCTTGGAATGCCAAGAAAAAAATAGACGAGCTTCTTCGAATAGACTGCACGATGTATACCACATTGGGGTGTGACTCAACAGAAAAAGAAAAAGCTCAGGTTAAATCTCGTTCCCGCAAAATATATAATCATATAAAAAAACTCGACCATAGAATGGGAGAAGAGTTTTTAATAGCTATGGATAAGAGGTGAGAAACAACGTGTCATCCATAGAAAACGAAAGACTTACTTACATCAATCTCACGATGGATGGATTACACAACCGACTCGATAATGTTTATGAGGGATTAGTAGACAGAGAAATAAAAGAAACTCAAACAGAAATTAAATCCTTAATGGAAGAGCTTAAGTCTCTTCACGATTCAATGGAGGATGACTTATAAGGTATGCAGTGGATGTGGTAAGAAAAAAAAAGAATCTTGCTATTATCTTACAGGTCACGTAACAAAAGAAGGGCGTAATATTCCACGAAGAAAATGTAAGAAATGTGTACAAGGAGTCAAACAAAAGAGAAGAGAAAATATTAGGGCGTGGTTAAAACAATATAAAAGAAATAGTGCTTGTGCTAAATGCGGTTACTCTAAAGAAACACACGCTTCGTTTAACATTAAAGCATTAGAGTTTCATCACCCCCAAGATAATAAAGAGTTTAATATAGCTGATGCAGCAAGTAGAGGAATGAAGATAGACAACCTACTTAAAGAAATAGATAAATGTGTATTACTTTGTGCTCGGTGTCATATTGAAATACATAGTAAATGAGATTCGAATCTAATAAAGATTTAAGTAGGGAGAAAAAGGCTATAGAAAAATTTGTTTCTAAGTTCAAAGGCACCTACAAAAAACTCGGAGAAAATGATGTAGACTACAGGGTCTTCGATGAATCAGGTAAGCTTATCGCTTACGTAGAAGTTAAAGGAAGATATAAAACCCTATCAATGGCTTATCCGTTACCTGTTGCTGCACGTAAAGTGGTAAAGCTATGTGATAAAAGATTGAATCCTGTTTTGATATGGGCGTGTGAGGATGGAATTATCTACGGTAAACCCACACACTTAAAGGGCTCGGTTAGATGGGGTGGTAGGAAACCACGAGAAGGTTCCGTTAATGATGAAGAGCTGATGATTTACTACGACAAACAAAAAGAGTTTAGATACTTTAGATACTAAGTGTCTTTGAAGACACTAATCTATTTTATAAAGCTTACCGTTTCTTTCTACGTAACCTCTTTTTCTAAGAGCTTCTTTTCTAATTTCTCTTTTTTCTTTTTCTATCGCATCCCTTCTACCATATATTTTTTCGTATAGTTCAGGGTCGTATCTTTTTAATTGTGTTTTGGTTCTTATTCCTCCTTCAGGAATTACGCCTTCCAAGTTTGGACCTCTTCTACCGTGACCCGGTCTGTAAGATGGAGTAACACCTAATAATTCATATATGTTTTCATAAAACTCTTTTTCACTAACATCTCCAAACGTACCATCTTGTATGGCATTATAAAGAGCAACCATTGGGTCTAATTGTGTTTTTAATACAATTTCTGCTATTGGCTGAACATATTTTTCAAAAGCATTATCTGACTCCATAAGCTTAGTAACCTTTCTGTCAATCGATTTAATAGGGTTAACAACATCGTCTACCTTTCTCGGTTTGTCATACATCCACTTAGCATTCAACTCTTCTATATATGCTCCAAATAAAGGTATCTGATACAGTAAATTCATTCCCATTAAAGCCTCTCCCACTTTTTTGTAGAATAAATCTTGGTCATCTTTATCTCCTCGTGTTAATAGTGCAAGGTTAGATACCCCAACAAACAATGCGTTAGCTACGGCAGCGTTTAAATAAAAACTTCTTATGTCTTCTTTTTGGATTCCTTTTTTCCCAAAGAAACTTTCTTTCTTATCGATTGCATCTCTAAAAGCTCTACGCATATTAGTTGCATTTTGCATTACGTTATTCATTTGCAAGAATAATGTACTACCAAACATAGTAAATACACGAGATTGAAAATCTCCTTGTAATTGCAGTGGAACTTTTTCCGTATTACTTCTTGTTTGCTGAGTAGATTCATATGCATTAAACGCTTCTAACGCTTCTGCCTCAGTCATTCCGTTAGCGATATTTCTTTTGTAGTTAATGTAGTAACCCATCACCCCAAGTATATCCCCCAAAATAGTAGGAGCCGCAGCGATTTGTTTTACTTTTCTTCTAATTCGTGCTAAGTAGGAAGTCCCCTGACCGGCTTCTTTATAAGTTTGGCTACCTGATTCAAGACCATAGATATCCCCTTCTAAACCTTCCCGTATACGTTGGTCAAACAATGCAGATTTTTCTCTCATCTTAGCGATAGCCCCTTTCTTTCCTAACAAACCCTTACCTATATCTAAAAGAACTCCTACCAAATCTACAGGGAACATTACTGCGTCCACTGCACTTTGTACCACACTTGGAATATTACTATTTTTTGGAAAATAATTATACTTAGAGTATGCATTTACAAAAGATGTGGCTTGTTTAGGTATTTGCACTAATTTCAAACCTAATGCCCACGAGGTAAAGAAGCTCTGAAATTTGCTCAATATGTCTCGTCCAACTCTTCCTGCTTTGGTTTTACTCATCATTGATGCTTGAGCTGCTGCTCTTGGATTTACCGCAGCATTTACAAGCATTCTTGTTAATCCCGCCATACCCGTTTCTTCCAACAACACATTAACAGATTCTACTTTAAAGAAGTTGTTTATTTCTTTTACCGGCATTGCATAAGCTTTGTACGTTTCCATAGTTTCCATATGGTTCATAAGCACACCGGTAAAGGTTCCTCCTTTTAAATCTATATCACTACCAAAGTCTGTCCTATCTTTAAATGCAGGTGCAGTTTCAGCGTTGAATATTTTACTAAAGTCTCCATCTACTAACATATTTCCGTCAACCTTTGGCTTGATAATTTTAGTTGGAAAATAATTTTCTACAAACCCTAAACTGACTCCATTAGCTTGTTTATATACGGAGTTAACTTCATTAAAATAATCGGTACTTAAATAGTTAACCATCTTATCTGCAAAGCTTAGCAGTTCAGGACCAAGCGTTGCTTCTATTTCCGCCATTACTTCCGGAGTAATTCCTTGATTAATTAGTTTCTTTCTCTGAACATCATTTTTATACAACGCATAGAGTCGAAGCATTTGATTTGCATTAAGCTCGGTTTTATATTCATTAACCTGTCTTTTACCTTTTCTAACTACGTTTTCTTTTAGGTTAAAAGTTTTGGTGTTAATAATACCTCTGTAATTAAACCCTAATAAACTGTTTAATTTTCTTTCTACTCCTAAGAATCCATTTTCAATACCTGACTCTGTCGCAAAATCATTAAGAGTCTGCTTCATTGTTCTTATATTTTGTAAAGAAACTTCTCTTGTACGTGTTAATTTTCTATATACTTTATCTGTAAACAAGGTAAGTTTTCTATTCTTATTGTCTAAGAAATTGGTTACGGTCTGTAAGTTGGTAAGCGAATTTTTAAATGAGCTTAGAGCAGAATTAGTACGCCCAAATAATGCGTCTGTTATTTTATCAACAACATTACGAATACCACGTTTGATAAAATTTTGTCTTATCTGCTCTTTGTCAGCAGTTCTTTGTGCTTCACCTTTTAATGTACCATCCTCATTAAATAAATCAGGATTAGTCTCTTGGATTTGAGTATCTAACTCTTCCTTTAAAGAAGCAGCATCCGCTTGTTCTTGTAGTCTACGATTATTCATTCTAAGAATAGACTCCTTTGCTACCCCTTTCATATCGTTTAAAACTTGTTGTGCCTCTTCCAAACTTGCAGTTTCTAAATCGGCAAACATATCAAAGGCAGCTTGTTTTTGCACAAGGTTTTCTTGTTCAGCAGTAAGCTCTTGGTCATTCATCATTAACTCATAAGCGGCTGCTAATTCATCTTGTCTTGCCTCTAAATCAGTTTTAACTTCTTGAATCGCTATAGCTCTTGCTTCAGGGTCTGTTAAACTCAGAGCTTTTAAAATTTGTTTTGCGTTTTCAAAAAATAAAACCCCAACATTATCTAAACCTTTTGGTCTACGCTTCCCTGATTGTTTACGTGTAGAAGATTTTTTCTTTGCCGTTGATATTATCTCTCTAATAATACTACGTTTCATTTTAGCTCTTTGCTCATCCACAAGACGCATAACCTTTTCCATTTGCCTCTGCATCTGCTCAGGTGTTTTTATGTCATTCACGGCATTAATAAACCTATTTATCTGTGCTTGAGTATAATCTTGTGACTTAGGTAGTACAGTTCTAATATAATTTTTTAGTTGGGTTTTTAATTCTTGTAAGTTTTGAGCCCCTATAGTTCTGTCCTTTAAGGTTTTCTTTAATTGGGAAATTTGTTGAGATACATTTTTATTTCCTCTATACCCAAGACTTCTATCTAAACCTACACGTAGTTCCATTTGAACTGTGTCAGTTTGTTGTTTGTATGTTGGGTGTGCTTGAATTAACTCTTGAGCTTTTTGTCTTATCTCTGAAAAAGTTTTCACTCTCTTCTTGCCAATTATATTAGCTCTTCCTGATGTAGCAAATTTTTCTAATGCTATTTTAATGTCATTAAACATTTGAGCCGCCACTTGTATACCGCCCTCAACTCTTTGAAACTCAGAAGGCATTTCACCAAACACATCTACTTTATATGTTAAAGCAGTATCTATGTCTGCTTTTTTAAATCCTCTTCCTTTTAAAACCTCACGAATAGTTGCATCTGAAAACCCATTTTCTCTACCCTTCTTTACTACATCAGTTATAGATAAGTCTGTACTAAATGCTACTTCGGGATTCTTCATCTTCTTTAACTGACTATCAGTCATAGGTAATTTTTTCCCTGCGAATATATCTGCAAGAGCGGACCCAATAAATTCATCAAGGGTTAAGGCTTGTATTTCTTCTGCACTTAAGTCTTGGGTTTGTTTAAACTGTGACTTGATATAGTTCCACATACCAAGAAGCCATTCTTTGAACTTAGATTTAATGGAAGCATCCGCTATAGTTTGACCTTTATTTCCAATCAGAATAGCCATTGTTTCATTAGCTGCTCTTGCTTTATCTCCGTCAAACTTTTTTAGTTGTCGCTGATACTCTTCTGTTTGTTCTACAAGAGTAACCCCTTTTGCGTAGATAGTTCTACCTTTCTTTGTGGTCTTTAAATAATCTGTCCACACGTGTCCCATCTCGTGAATAGAAGTGTTATGCAGTGCAGAAGTGGAATTATGTACGTCAGGATTGATGTATATATCTCCATCCACTGTGACACCATAAACTGTTTGACCACCTTTCTTATACTTCATTACATTATCTTGAGACATTACTGTTTCAAAAGTAGCTTTGTCAGTAGTAATATTAGTTTGTGGAAATGATAGATTCATAAATGCAGTTAGCTTAGTTGCATTGTCTACATTACCTTGTGATATAGCTCCTACAAATTCAAGGTTAGGCATACCGATTTGTACACCAAGCGTTTCGGTAAGTATACTTCCTACACTTGACGGTGCAAGTTCACCCGCTTCCGGCATAGTTTTTCTATCTTCTACCGATGCCCGTTCTCTTTGTTTCTGCGTAACTTTTTTTCCTTTCGCCTCTGATTTAATTAATCCTCCCATAGCATTTTGATATGCTTGAGGAAATGCCTTTACAAGGGAAACAGGATTTTCTAATATTCCTATACTTTTTCCTTTAACACCAAATGGATAATTAGGATGAGTGCTTTCTAACACTTCAGGATTTAACACATCTACTCCTTGTAAAGCCACGATGCTTCGATTAGGTACGTTAGCTAACTGTGGTTCTGTAAGTATATCTGTTATCTCTGCAAGGTGAACTAATTTAAAGGCATCTTTTTCCATACCCTCTATTAATATATTAGGTATAAGTTTTTGTCCTTTAGTTGCCGTCTTTTTTGTTCCCGGCTTATTTGGTTCACCAAACGTAAATGTTTTAAGAAACTCTGTACGAGTAGGTAAGTTTAGTTTTTGTAAGAACTCTACTGATACCACATCATCTAAAGTTTCAGGTTGTTGTTCGTTAATTAATTCTATAACATTTTTAAGTCCCGCTATTTCTTTAGCATAATTTTTATTGGTTAATGGAGATTTTTTCCCTGAATCAATAGCTGCTTGTTTAGTTGCAATCTTTTTGTTTATCGCCCCTACAAGAGCCTCTAACGCCTTTTTACGGTTAACCTCAGGTATCTTACTTAAGTTGTCTCTAAACACTCTAAAAGTAGCCTCATTTGAAAGGATAGAACCTTCACCCATTTTTACTACCGGCATTGGAACAAGACCGTTGTATTCCGGATTGGCTGCCCAAAACTCTTCAAAGGTTGGTTTGTTTGCTTCGTAAACTGCAGTAGCTTTCTCTATTATATTACTTGCCTCTGTGTCTGTGGTGTTTGCCCAAGCTAAGTTTTGATTACCTTCAGTTCCTGTAAATCCTATACCTCCTTTTAAATTATCAATCGTGGTATTAGTTTGAGGATTCACAACATTACCTGTAGTAAGTTGGTCTGATATAGTAAATATAACAGGGACTCCATTAATAATTTCTAAAGACCCAATACTATTTATATCTGAATCAGTCCTTTGGTTTATATCATTTACATCTATTGTAGACTCACTAACTGTTTCATCTAAATTAGTTTCTACATTTCCGGATGCTAACTCATTTATAGCCTCAGTAATTTGTGCTACCTCATCTGTGTTAGGAACAAACTTACCTTCTTGCTTAAACTGTACATTACCATCTTCAATACGAGTACGTTTATTTCTTAACTCTTCAATTAAAGCTACTTTAGTTGCTCTGTTTCTTTTAGATTTTTTTATCTCCTCAATTTCAGCATCTATCTTATTTAATTCTTTTTGAATTGTTTTATTTTTTTGCTTATTGATTTTATTTACACGAGCTACTTCTGCTTTATATTCTCTCTTTAATTCTTTTATATCCTCTTTGTAGTTATCGATTTCCGCTTTTGCATCTTGTCTTAAGTCTGCTTTTTCTGCACTTGTTAGTCCTTTCTTTGCAAGGTCTTTTTTTAGTTGTTGTTTAGTATTTTCAATCTCAACATTTATATCTTCAATTTCTCCATCAAGCTCAGCTTTCGCATCTGCTTTAATCTCTGCCGGAGTAACCGGAGTGCTAAAAGTATATTCATCTCCAAACCCCTCTTCGGTTTCTGCTTCTTCTTTTGTTGCAGCTCTTTTCCCTTTCTTTGTAGACACCTCTACAGGTGGGGTAACTTCTTCTGTAGTTACTTCTTCTGTAGTAACCTCTTGTGTAGGTGTAACCTCTTCGGTAGCTACATCTTCTGTCGCTACATCTTCTTGGAATTTCGGAGGTGTTTTATAGTCTTGATACAAATGTTCCGCATTTTTTTCTGCTTGTTTTTTGGTAGGAAAATATTCAATGATATACGCCTCTTCCAATCCTCTTACGGGACTATCAAAACCGGTATCATCAAAATCCTCCGTGACCTCCATAGTTACACTCCATCTTCCATCAGGGTTAACCGCTTCTCCCACTTCATTTATTTTCCCTCTATTTTCAATTGTAAACTTATAAAGAGGTGTTGTCGCTACATATACCCCTGCTCTTTGTTTCTTCCACTTTAGCTTCTTAGGTTGTTTTTTTATTGCCGCTTCTATCTTCGCTTTTTTCTCAGCCGGAGTAAGCTCGGTAGTAGATTCAACAACAGTTTCTCCCTCTAACATAGCCTCCATTTCAGCAACTGATTCTGCTTGTGTCTTTGAAGACACCATTTCATCTACACGCAATTGATTTGCACGAGTTTTTACAACTCGTTTTTGAAATTCAGAAAGTTTTTGATTGGCTATTTGTTTGTCTGCAATACCTGCAAGTATTCTATCAAGACGGGATTGGTCAATAGTTTTATTATCATAAGCTTGAACATCAGCTATAGTGGGTTGCTTAAGAGATTTAGGAACAACAATAGTTTCTGATTCTGTATCTACTGACACCTCCGCAGCTTTACGTTGTTTGTTTTCTTTGAAGATTCTTGCTGCTTCATTCATATTAGCAAAACTTTCTTCACGCAACTCAACTGCTTCTTCATTGGTTATATCACCATTGTTTAGAGCTTGTGTAATAGCTTTTGTTTTTTCTCTTCTTTGTTTACCTGTATCTTCATTTACTTCTATGGATGATAAAGGGTTATTCCCCACCACCTGTGGTGTTTCTACCTCACTCTCCTGAGTGGTCGTAGATTCTGTGGTTTGTTCTTGAACGCCCCGTAACGATTCTTCCATCGTTTCCATATTTCCGGTTTGTTGATTTTCATCCACTGTTCCTGTTTCTTGCTTTGAAATGGCATCTTGTCCAAATTTATCGGTTACTAATTCACTTACTTTTTCATCGTTGTCTATCGTTATGTTTGCTGCTTTTAATTCTTTAGGGGACATATCCATTATACGGCTCAAAAATTTTGAACGCTTCAGTGATTTCCCGTCTATTGTATATTTTGATTTTGCATCTGTTCTAATGTCTACACCGGAAGTTTGATTCTCATTTAGACCTACAATCCCTGCGAGGTTAGTTTGAAATCCTTGTCCAAAAGTATTGCCTTGTTCTATTTGTGTATCAGTAGCTGACTCAATATTTGGTCTAACAGTTTTAGTCTCTACCAACTCATTAAGCTCGGCTTTTATTTCTTTTAATTTACCTGAGAAAACTTCCCTTCTATTAGATGAAGATTCAAGCTCTTGTTTTGCTGCCATCAACTCCATCGTTCTATTCAATACTTCAGGTGAAGATTTACCTTCTGTGGCGTTTAAAACATTTTGTGCGTCTTGCCTTAAGCCTAAGTTTACCTGTATTCTTTGGTTAGTTTCTGTGCTTATCTGTCCAAGCTTGTGCATATTGTTTGCCCAACTTGAAACCTTTGTAGGACTTGGAGCAAAAAATCCTTTAAGCTCATTATTTAAACCTCTTATAGAAGAGATGTCATTAGCTATAGTAGTGTTGTTTTGTGCACGTAAATCTAAAGCCGTATTTAGAGCCGCAAATGGAGCGTTGTTTCCAAGACCACCCATTGCTTCTGCAAATATCTCCTTCATCTCTATTTTATCTCCGGCTGAAATTTGTGCTGCTAATTCACCTGTCGCTTCTGCAAAAGGGTCAAACACTACACGTTCTCCTAATTGCACCGCTACTCTTCGTCCAAAAGAAGCAGTCTTTCCTGCGTTAAATACTCTACCGGCTAAACCTGAAGACAACATATCTACCACCGCAATTGGAATACCTCTTTGTGCTCCTCTCACATTTCCTTTCTTCCACACTAAAGGGTCGTTTAAAGCGGCAGTCATATCTTCAGGGTCATTTATATTATAACCCTCTTTACGAGCTACATCTAAAATAGCATTCGTGTATTCTAATGCGTAGGATGTGGCTGCAAATCCTGTCCTTAAACCCCATATAGCTCCGGCTGCTGCACCACCTCCCGTAGTAACTACACCACCGGGTCCTGTAACAAAACCTGTAGCACCTATACCTGCACCTATACCTGTTCCGGTTGCAGTTGTAGCTGCAATAATTTTAGTACCATACGGCAGCATTTGGTTTATACTATTAGCCGCCATACTAAACATCAACTCTGCGGGATTATCAGAGAATGCATCCCAAGCCTCACGAAAACCTTTAGCTCTATGCCATCTTCCCATAGCTCTACTTGTTTCTTCTGTATTACTTGCATCTAAATAATCTACTATTCTTTGTGCAAGTTCAGCCGTGCTTTCATCGTCATCACCTTCAAGACCTAATGCCATTTTTAATATTTCATTACCGGCTTTACCTCTATACCATCCTTCATCTACTTGCTGCATAAAACCTCCCCAATTATCTACAAGCTCTCCTCTTAAATTTTCATCAAACTTTCCGCTTAAATAGGTTTGGGCTACTTCATATTCATTAGCAGCCAATGATGATACATCTTTAGTTGCTTTATAAGATGTAAGAATTGCATCTTGCATCTCTTTACCATCATCATCTGTGGCGTTGTAATCTTTTAATTCATCTATGGTTAGTCCAAACTCTGCTAAAGATTTAGCCTCTAATTCATTACTAACATATTTTGCAGATGCGTTAGACCTTGCTGCATTACGAGATAATTTTTGATATTGTTTATCTATATAAACATCAAAATCTTCTTGGACCTCTTGAAGGTCATCATCTAAATACACATCTTTTAAAGCATTAAACTTATCCTCTTCAATTTTTAAAAGCTCTTCTGCGTCTTGTCTTAAATAACCTTTTGAATTATAAAAGTCTCCAAACATCTCTTGCTCTTCTTCGGTAAGGCTATCATAATTCCTTGCACCCCACTTTATTTCATCTTGTAAATGATAAAATCTCTCACGTGCATTTTCGTATGCTTCATATTGGTTTTTAATATTTAGGTAATCATAACCTCTGTCTTGAAAAAATCGTTGTCCTTCTGCATCTATATTTCTTACATCTTTCCAACTACCTTTTGCAAACTCTTTAGCTTCCTTATCTGTTTTAAAAATAAAAACCTCGTTTCTTTTTAACGCCTCTTCATAAGCATCCATACCATCTAACTCGTTCCAATATCGTGGGTCCGCATTTGATATTTCAGGATTTATCGGAAATAAAGTGGGGTATACTACAAACTTTCCATCAACTTCTCCTGATTCAAACAGTACAGTAGACTCAGTACCATCATTATTTAAACGAGGTGTATCTCTTAAATGTTGAGCTTTTATAGCTGAAGTTACAAAATCACTTTCTGCTTGTTCTCGGTTTTCATCCGGATTTTGAGCGTATTGTTTAACGAAATTTTTTAATTTTTCTGATTCTTCGGCAGCAGTAGAGTCAAAGAAAGGGTCTAAATCTATTTCAATTTTTTTAACATCACCATTGGGTAAAACAATAGAACCTTCCATTGCGTCCCCTATGCTTATTTCCCTAAAATTAAACCCGTACTTTCCGTAAATAGAATTAAAATAAGGAACTGCATCTTCTTCCTGTAAGTTTATTTTTGCAGCATCAGTAGCGTTAAGTGCTTGTTGAAATCCCTCATCAACTTGAGCCATCTCATTACTCGCTATAGTATCTTCTCCCTTTCCTTTACGGGTTGCTTTCTCTTTAGCTTGGGTAGCTAATAGCTCCGGATTTTCTTCTTGAATTTTTTTGGAAGTATATTCAATGTCAGCACGTTGTTGTGCATAAGCTCTTGTGTATGCATCTTCCCCTCCTTCAGGGTACATACCAAGTGCTCTTATAGGGTCTCTATAATCATCATCTCTTGTGTCTTTAGGGATAATTTGGTCGGGGTCATAATTAATTTTGAAATCATCCCAATTAGTTATTATTCCAACTTCAGTTTCGGATGAATCCGAAGAACCAATTTCCGAAGGAGAGACCGTATCGTCTTTTTTTTTTACTTCAGGATTTAAAGGGTCTAAATCTACAACTTCTTCCTCTTGAGTAGTAATTCCAATATCCCCTAAAAACGTAGTAATGTCTACTTCAAATTTAAAAGACTCATCAAGTGAGCCTAAGTATTGATATATCTGAGCCGCATATTGCTTATCTGCCATATCCGCTATAAATTGGTCTTTACTTACATCGCCTTGAAAAGTAGCGTCATTAGTACCAAGATAATCGTACAACTCAACTAAGTATTCTTCATTCATAACTATTTCTTTTTACGAGGAACACTACTTGCCGCTCCCGGATTACCATTTGGCTTAGGATTTTTCTTTACTTTCCCGTAATCTTCTACATATTGTTTTTTAGCATCCTCATCCATCAAGATGTTATTATTTAATGAATGATTAATTAAAGCCTTTCTAATAACTTCGATTTCTTCAGCAACTTTATCAGGCTTCTCAAGACTTATATACAAGTCATCTTGTCCTTCAATTTCAACCTTAATTCCTCTTCCACCTGCAGCCCATTCTTTTACTTCAACACCTTCCATATTTGGAATACTCTTAACCATTGTTTGTACAACTTTTACCGCCTCGTCTTCTTTGTCAGCGTCTATAGTTGTAGAAGCAAAAGCAGCTATAGCTGCCGCATCAATTTTAGCACCTTCTCTTTGTTTGAATGTTTCTTCAAATGGAAGGGTGGTAGTTACATCTCCCATAGATTCAAACACATAGTCTGAACCTGATAACTTAGGTTTGGTTAGGTCTATATTACCACGCTTAATAACTTCGTTTATATCACCAATCTTATCGTCACCCGATAATATAAAGTTCATTCCTGATTCTACGAAACTCTGTTGGTCATCTCCAAATGATAGTGTTTCAGGCGGTAGTCCTGATTTTTCTGTAAATGTTAATACAACAGATTCTCCATCTTCTGATAAACTAACAGATTCAACATTAGGATTGTATGCTCGTATAGAATCTGCAGCATCTTCCTTCATTGCTTTATCACCATACCATAGTTTAGCAAAATTACTAACAATAGATACTTGGTTAGATTCAGTATTTCCTCTTGAAATATCTGTAGCACTATCTTTTGGCGTGAATCCTGCACCTTTGGTTTGCATCTTCTCGTCAATAGCAGCACGAATACCTGTTTTTAATATTGCTCTTGCTGCTTCCTCTTGCTCAGCATTCAATACCGGAACTCCATCAGCAGTTGCACCAATTGTAGGGTCTAAATAAATTTCATTAGGCTTTCTTTTTTTTGCGTCAGGCTCATTAGTAAAAGTATACTGTTCACCGTTAGAAGCTTTTAAAGCTCTGTCTACTAAAATAGAAGCCGCATCATTAGGGTTTTCCATACCAACATCAATTTGGTCTTTCTCCCAAGTTAAATAGGTTGATGCGAATGCATCACCCTCAACTCCATAATTACCTTCTTTAGCATCTATCTTTGTTAATATGGTATTTAAGTTTCCTTTCGATGCATACTTTACGACTGAAGTTTCCACCGCTCCAAGTTGTCCTGCAGCTCCCGTAGTAAATTTATTTACATCCATACGGTCAATCTTTTGTTTGAGACGGTCACGCATTTCTGCAACTGTTACAACATCATTAGGGTTATTCGATAAAGTAGTGGTTTGTTGTGCACCCGTACCTGTGGTTTGATATTTACCAAGACTTACAACTCCATTGGTAGGATTAATCCAAGCACCAACTTCACGTAAGTTTGCTAAGCCCTCAGCTTGTTCCATCTTGTATACTTCTTGATAAGAAGAGATTTTATCTCCGTATCTTTTCATTTTATCCGCAAATTCAGCCTCATATTCTTTAGCTAAAGCAAACATCTGTGTAGTTCCATCTTTACCATTCTGTCGGTTACGAGTATAATCTCTTAGGGATAGTTGACCGCTTTGAAACATTCGGTCTTGCATTAATCTATATTCTTGTTGGTCTTTAGAATAATTAGCGGCAAAAGTATTTGCTACATCATAGTCTCCCGTAGGAGCGTCTGATAACGTCTTACCGTAGTTTCTTGAGTCTTCTGCTAACTGTTGTTTTTTTAACTCACGAGAAGCTGCTTCACTTTGAAGCATATCACTCATACTCTTACCTACTTCAGCCCAATTTATTTGGTCTTCAGCATTTCTTTCTACATACTTATAATACGTTGCCATAAACTAATTTATTTATTAACTATCCCCAAGAAGACCCATTTGTTTCATCATCAAATATTTTTGAAACTCTTCATTATTTGCTCCGGCTCCTCCTGCGGCAAAGTTGCCTCCCCACATATTTCCAAAGTTGGATTGTAGTTTGCTATCTAACCCTGTCTTATAAGCCTCAGAACCAAAAATCAATCCTGATTGAGTCGCATCAAGACCTCCTTTAAATTGTCTAAATTCTTTGTTAGACATATTTGCAAAATCAATTTGGTCTAATGTTTTACCACCCAACGAATAACCTTTAAACGCATCATTTCCTGCGGTAGTAGATAAGTCCAATCCACCAACTACACCTCTTTGTGTTGCGGCAGAACCGGATTGCATTAATGGAACCATACCAAGTCCTTGTTGTAGTGCGGAACCTGCACTTTGAATACCTTGTTGAATTGAAGCAGCTCTCATCGCCTCAGCATCGGCTGCGGCTTGTTGAGCACCTTCTACTTCTGCTAAATCTAACTGAACACCTAAGTCTCTTAAACGACCTTCTTCTTTAGCCACCATACCTTCTATCTCATTAACCCTTGCTTCTTGACTTATTCGGGTTTTAGCTTGTGCATCTTGAGCAGCTAATTGTATTCTTCCTGCCGTTGCTGCTGCACCTCTTTGGTCTCCTTCTTGTCCTGCTTGTAATGCTAATTGAGCTGATTCATTGATACGGTCTTGCTCTTGTGTATATAATTCTTTGTTAACATCTAAATCTTCAAAAACATTAACCTCTAATTTCTTTCGTGCCTCTAACATCATTTCCTCAGCTTTCTTGTTAGCTTCTTCCATTTTTTTTCTTTGCTTAGCTGCTTGACTAAACGAGACTGCGGAAGTTCCTGCGGCTACTATTAAAGACCCTGCTGCGAGTGCGGTTGCTGCTGCCATATTATATTTTTTTTATTAGTTCTGATGTGTAAGCAGCACCTTGATTAAATCCAAGTTTCTCATACACCTCTATTAATCCTTTATGTTTTACAAGAGCATACACATATTTATGTCCTGTTTTGATTGCTAAATTTTCTAAACTAACTATAAGCCACTCAAGAGCATTTTTGCGTTGAGGTTTTTTGCGGTATGTCTTTGAAGACACTATCCAATCTACCCAAGCTACTCCTGAATTAGTGGTATAAATAAATCCTGCACATACAGGAATATCTCCATCTAAAACCATCAAACCACCGGTACCATTTTGAGGTAAAAAATCCTGTTGAGGAGGCTCCCATTTCCAATCACTCCACCATTTACATAAAATAGTTTCGTAATCAGTGTCTAATAATGGTCTTATAGTTAATTCCATTTAACTACAAAGATAATAAATTTAAGGGAAAGATTTCATTACTTCGGATTCTACTGCAAATAACTCTGATGCCGTAATTGCTTCACCAACCGGCAGAGTTAAAGTAAATTCACAATAGTGCCCTAAAACCCCGTGTGATTCTGCAATAGGGTTTTTAATATATAAGTAGTAAGCGTCATCTATTGGTATAGGGAATGTTGCACCCGCAACAGAAGAATCAATAATTAATTGATTAACTCCATTAGGTAAGTCTACATTTATTGCAGTTACTACTCCTGCATACTCAGGGGTATAAGTAGTAACAGGTAAGACCGGAGGTTCAGCATAGTATAAATCATCACCTATACTAATAATACTACCCACACTAACTGTTAAAGGAAAATTAATTTCTTGAGCAGCCTGTACTCCACCTATAGAAACACTGTTACCAATACCATTTAAAGACCTTAATTCAAATTCAGTTTCAGGTACATTCGCTCCTGTTGGTGCATCGTTTCTTACAAAAGCAAACCACGCTGCTTCTTTTAATTCAAAATATTCTGCGTTGATAACACCGGTATTCTGAATATCAGTAGTTAGAGTTGCACCCCACGCATCATCAGACTCAAGGTTTAATGTTTTAAATAATTTATTTTCTAAAGGTTGGTCGTTAAAGACGCTTGTCATTTGAGACACGTAAGCAGTACCATAAAAAGTATTATATGCAGGATTAACATTATGACGATAAAGATTGCCTCCTTTAAATGTATAAAGGAATTGATTCATTCCTATTATGTAATCAGGAAAAAATGAATAAAAAGAGGGAAACCCTTTTGAACCTTCGCTATATGTTAATGTATAATTTGGCATATTATGGACAGTTAACTATGTTTGTTATTACGCTATATTGATTTACTGTGAGTATTTGTTCATCTCCATTAATGTTTTCAATACAAAAATCACCTGCGTTTGCGGGGGATGTAGCTACATCCAAATCGCCATCACTTGTTCGCACAAAAAATTCATTTACTGCAGGAACACCGGGTTGTCCACTTCTATTCGGTACATTGTAAAAAGTTTGAGGTTTAGGGTCACCACATACACCACCTAAAAGAGAAGATGATACACCTGTTAAGGTAACCGGACACGGTATTTCTATATCCCAATCTGCACTTGCACACACCGAAGCTATCTCTGCTAAAATAGTATTTGATATACCCGGAGTAAAAGAGGTAAAAAATGTACACCAACCCATATTGGCTGCTTCTGTTTGCACATCGGCAGCATTACCTGTAACCACTCCTGCTGCTGCTGCAAGATTAAAGTTGGTTCCATCAAAAACAAATTCGTCTAATCCCGCATATCCACCGGCTCCTAATTGAGCTGCAATTCCACAGTCATCCGCATTCAACCCTAAGTACACAAAGTTTGATTGGGTGGCAGCAGTAAAGAACCCATAGTTCTCTGAAGTACCTCTATTAAACTCATTACTATCATAAGTCATTCTAACTCCGCTTACACTACCCGCATTTGGTTTAAACCATATTACTAAACATCCTGCATTATTACCCGCATCATAGCTTAATTCATAAATACCTTGAGTGCTATTAACACCTATAGCGTTATTACACGCAAATAAACAATTAGGACAATTTATCGCATTACCTAATATACCATTACTTTGTAGTCTATTAATTGTACCATCAGAATAGTAACCATCTGCTGCTGCAGTAGTTAAAGCTGCATCGATAAATACAGTAGTAGCTGCTGAAAAAGTAGTGGCATTAATAAAAAAGTTTCCTAATTGTGGCATAATTTAATTTTTACTACGGACATCCGCAATTTGATAATGTTACTGTTATGAATGGACTCAAAGATACGAATTGTGACGCACATACAAAATTCGAACCTCCACCCGCTATAGTAATTACTTGTGCACCGTTACTACAATCTACATAATCTACTGCAGTAGGTCCCGGTGAAGCATTCTCCAATAGATAATATTGACAGACTGACGAACACCCTCTTATAAATAACTGTTGTAAAACTGTTTCCGTTGCAGGTCCCGCACTTAATTGTGTCACTTCAAAAGTACAACTTACATAATTACTTATTTCTACATAATCACCTATATTCAACGAATTAGAGAAATCTTGAATTATTTCGGTATTAACAACACCATCTTGTCTACATTGTGTTACTTCATAAAATTGTAAATCTCCACCCGAACAACCGCACTCATCTAAATTTATTGTTAAATTACCTGATAAAGAAGTAATATCTTTTAAACAGAGAGTTGTGTTTCTACCCGGTTGTAGCGTGACACTTTGCGGGTCATCATTACAATCAATGAAGTTAATGGTAGCAGCATTTGCTAAAAAATTATCTATTCGATATTTATAACATAAGTCATCGCAATCAGTTACAAGAGGTCTTGCCGCAGATATAACCGCATTTGTAGGGTCGGAGGTTACTCCGAGTATTTCAAACACACAATCTCCAAATCCTTGCAATTCACAAAAATCTCCTGTCGTTAATCCAAACGCTAATGCTACCGAATATTGTACATTAACTGCATCTTGTCTACATTGTTTTGCAATATAGTTTTCGCTAAATGCTCCACATTCACAACACGCTGCAAAAGAAGTATTGGCATCATAACATAACTGAACTTCTTCAGCCGCCCTGTAGTCATATATTAAATATAAATATTCGTCAGTAGTGTTTGGCATTACAAAGTTAGCTCTATAAGTATTACCACCACCTAAAATTGGAGTAGCATTATTAGAAGCAGCCAATAAGTTTGCAATATTACCCGGAGTATTTACGTATAATGTACTCGTTCTTAAATACCTTAAATTATCTACCGTAGGGTCGAAAATATAATCATCGTTTGGAGCAATACGATTACTTTGTATTGTGACAGTAGCCCCATTACTTGGAGCAATACTTCCTTGTAGACCGGTCACCACACTGTATTGAGATATTAAAGGATTCGTAGTTCCTGAAGCTAATTGGACACCTACACTTGTAGTTGGAGATTGAACTACTCCATCATTCCAATCATATTCATTATGAATAAGCTCTCCTGCATTTTGGTCTCGTGAAACACACACTTGAATTATACTTATAGAATCTGCATTTGGACAAAGAACTGTAACTTCTAACACCACGTCTCCTCCACCTACCATCTCAATAAATACACCTAAAGTTTCCGGAGTAACAGAATTTTTGTTAACCGGAAGGGTTCCACTTACTGCGGTATTTCCACTTGAATCTACTACATTATTGTATGCGACTTCTACTTTAAAGTCATCACCACTCCCACCTAATACAGTCCAATTTACATCAACTTGTCCTACGGAGCTTCCTACGTCTACACAAAAATTAGAAGGAGCGACATCACTAATATTTAAGGTACGTGTAACTCCACACTCAATACAATCCACTACTTGAGGGATATCTATTTCGTTAGAGCTTAATACGTACTCATTCATATATGGGTCATATCCGCCAAGCTTTTGAGTAGTGAAATTATCAATAAATAAATCTCTAAACCAAGAACGCATTCCCGCTTCTGAGATTACCGCAAGTTGTTCATTTTGTGCTGAGGTTCCTTTTAGTTGTAATACCGCTCCTCTTTTTGCGTCAGTAAAGAATTTATTACTTCCCCATTTAGCAAAACTTTCGGGATTAAAACTAATACCATATTCTTCTATTCGAGCTATCTGTGTACCAAGAACTTCAGGAACAGAGGTTACTGCTCCACCACCTACTGCGTCAGATAGTAAATTTTTCCCTGATAATATGTAAGAGATTTTATCTTCTTGTAAACAAAGTATATCTGTCTCTCTTCCGTCTAACTTCATTACCAATCCAAACTCTTCTTCTAAAGCTTTAAAATTTAATAAACCTAAATTAAATTCATTTAGTTTATTTACGTTGGATTCATCATTAAATACACCACTGTAAGTTAAATCCGCAAACCTTAATACTTCTTTATATTCTTGTGCCGATGTACTTGTAACTTGGTTTCCAAGTGTTAATGATTGTCCGGCAATTTCATCTCGTATTAAATAACTTTCAATTCCATTTCCAAATGAATAGCAATTAAAAAATGCAGTATTAATAATACCTGTGTTAGTCCCCCCTGCTCCACCAAATTGGTTCTGTACATTACCTATGTGAGCTCCTTGTGGAAGCGGATAACTATCAATAGTAGTAAAAGAGGGGTTGTCGGGAGGAGTAGATGGACTAACCACCATTGTTGTACATTCTCCTATTACTATCGTAGTTTCTCCCGGTGCTACTACTATATTGGCAGGATTGCCATTTACATCAACATAATCAAACTGTATTGGGGTTGATTGAGATGAAGATACGGTTGCTTCAAACTCACACGAATTAGCTTTAGCTAAAGGATAAGAGTCTGAACTTAAATACCATAAATCAGGAACTGCATCTGTAGGTTTAGTTTCCCACGCTATAAAAGAAGTGGCTCTAATAACTTCTATAAGAACTCGTAATCGAACATTTTTTTTATTACCACTATATCCTTCAGAACTTTTTACTTTTAACCATAATGAACCCGCAGGGGCAATCGTGTCATAAAAAGAACACGAAATAGCACAACAATTACAACTTGCTATACTATTCATCGCAGAGTTATATCCAATTCCACTTACTCCTGTTCCGCTATCACTCCCTTGTGCAGATAGAGATGAAGCAATTTGTTGACCATCAAACCAATCTTTGAAATTAGGGTAGTCTTGATTAGCGGTAAAATTTTCATCTACTAAATATTTACGTTCAGGAACTCCGGCTTTTCCTTGTCTATAATTATCAATACGTATTCTAATTTTACTTCCTGCCGGTATGTCATAGTTTTCATACAAAGGTGCGACTGTAGTAGATATATGTACCGGATAGTTTATGGTTCTACACCCACTCCCTTTTGAACTTCTTTCTCCAAAATTTATAACTGAATTTTCCTCAAATGTTGCTGAAAACTCATTGGGTCTCATTTTCATATAAACCCCTGTTGGAATAGGGATAGCGTCTGATGTGCCGGGAATAATGGGAGGATTGTCCTCGCCTAAAAAGTTTGCAACTTGAGATTTTTTTTCTAATACCGTAGCAAAAGCACATCTTTCAAGAGGTCCTGTCGAATCAGCTTTTACTTGTAAGATATCACCCTCTTCTACTTTTTGAGCGTTTTGTCCTTCTAATAAAAAATATGTTGCTGAACTGACAGGGTCAGTAAAGAAGAATGAACTATAAATATTAAAGTAATTTTCTTTATCTTGTTTAATGCACAACTTATATCGAGTAGCCCAATCAGGAGCAATTTGAGTAGTAGGTATTGTAACTTGAATAGAGTTTTTAGAATCAGACTCTGAACAAGGAACGTGTACTGTATTATTTTGACTTACTAAAGCAGTGGAAGCTCTATTAAACTCATCCATATAAATTATACCAACCTCATAACTTCTATTACTTTTTAAAGACTTAGGGTCTCCAATGGTTTGAAAAGTACACGAAGCACTTGCTACTTGATAATCCTCATAAGCTTCTTGAGTTATCGCAACCCCTGTAGGGTCATCTACAAAACGCATTCTCAACAAGGTAAATCCTATATTAGGATTACCCGCAGAAGCTATAACTGTCATAGGTTGATTGGCTCCACTAACTCCACTTTCATATTTTGTTAAAGCCCCTAACGTATTTGGAATTACGCAATTAAATTTATCAGTAGTTGTAACACCATCACACGCATCAGGTACCAATTGAATATTAGCTATCGTCCCCATTTGGTCTAAAAACTCTTGGCTTGAAGCCATATCAAATGCAGAACCATAATCACGAGGACAGATAAAAGTAAAATTTATTGCAACTAATGGAGTGTCAGCAGCCGGAGGATTAGGACCCGTCCATCCTTGATGCTCAAAATTAATTTCAAAATCAAATATAGAACCCGCTTGTATATCTAATGAATCTATGTCAAGAAATATAATCGCTCCATTTTGTACGGTAGAAGAAGTAGGTCCAAAAGTATAGGATGTGGTAGCCGTTTGTTCTTCTACGTCTTCTACACCTATATCTTCTGATATTAAATCAGTGGTGTAATTTAATTGGACGGGAGCACCCGCAGCCGTAAGTAAATCATATTGTTCTAAATAGTTTCCATAAATTAATCGGTTCCCCATTAAAGTTTGAGCTTGAGCTAATCGAGGAACATTGTCATATAGTCTTAGTATTTCGCTACTTGGTAATACCGTAAATATTTTGCTATCTGAAAACTCATAAGTGTATTCAGTATTATCAGTTATGTTTAATAAGCTTTTATCTAATTTTTCTATTACTCGAATACTTCCATTATTCATATCCTTCCATAGTAATTCTATAGCTACTACTAATGGACCTCCTGAGTCATATCTAATGTTAGCTACATTAATAGCGTTTAACATTCCTTCATTTAACCCTACGCCAAAGTCATATGAAAAAGGTGAAGGAATAAATGCAGGTTCTGAAAACTGTGAAGTGGCTGAAAACTCTCCGTCAGCATATTGATATCTATAAGCAAAACAAACAAACCTATCTTCTAAAAAATTATTTTGAGAAGCGGCTGAAATAAACTGTAACGATGGAGAAGTTCTCGGTGGCTTTTTAATTACAAGTAAAGACTCGGCATCAAACCCATCTATGTTTGCAACAGGATTAGGATAGTTTCTTTGTACATTTATAAAACGTGGAGGATTAATGTTGTCAGTAAAAAACAAAAGCTTTGAATCAACAAGGCTTATTCCTGTGATTAAGTATGAAGGGTTAAAATTTAACTTAGTTCCACTCCCTGTATCATCACTAATACTAATTACGTGATAAGTAATTACTTGAGTTTGGACGTTATAAGAAACAATTAAATCAATTGTGTTAGTAGGACTTGAGGGGTAATCGCCATCGTGTATAAACCAATATATAGTTTCATTACCTCCATCTTCAAAAGCACCAATACATCGAGCTGAACTTGATAAAGCAATACCGTCATATTCTAATGTGGTTAAAGCCACATTTCCTTTAGTGTTCTCTACTGAACCTACTTCAGTTTCTTCAGTAGAACCTAAACGCACATTTAACGCATCAACATATTGTCCATTAGGTAAAAGCCTTTCATCAAGACTTTTATTCATTATACCCGCTATAAAATTTCTTTGCAAATTTGCCATATTACTTTAGCCATTTATCCTTACCTCTCATATTCATTAAAAGTCTTCCCGGATGTATGTTACTTATTCTAATTTTTGCATTTCTTAATAATGCACTTTTTCTTTTACGTGCTCTATTAACAAGATATTCTTGAGTTCCTTGTTTAGAATTAAGTATTGCATACTCAATGTAAGCATATATATAGTCTTCAAATAGTTTGTTTACCGTAATTGCTGACACATCTCCATTCTCCATTCCATCAGAAACATACTCTAAGACAACTGATTGATTAGCTATTTGGGAACTAAAGTTTATTACTCCTCCTTTTTTATCAATACTAAAAGTAGGATTTGAATTAGCAGTCTCTGTGTTTAAACCAAATCGTGCTCCAATTCTATAATCAAAATACCAATACCCATCACAACACCAACCTTCCATTCCATTAAAAGGACTATTAGAATTTAAATAAATACTTCTTTCTCCTCCCGTAATTCTATCAAAGTCTAACTCAGAAAATTGAGGACTTAAAGCCTCACCTGTATGGTCAAACAATATTCTACAATTGTTGTCTTGTAGGTACGCACTACTCCAATTAGTTTGGATGTTTTCAGTTAATGGGAAAAGCAATCCATCTTTATGCATTGAGATTCTAACCCAATTCACATAATCAGATGGTAATACATATCTTAATGTGTTACATACGGTAAGTTGTAATATTTTAATTTCCTTAAATGCATCGTAGTTTAATTCTTGTATTCCACGTTTTGCGTGAAATAAAATCTTATATCTCTCCTCGTTGTTTACAAGACTATGATTACCTGCATACATCAACATAAAATTATTTACTATATCATATAAAGACACATACTGATAAGAACCCCAATTAGCATTCTCAGGTTGGCTTCCACCATTTTCGTAATATTGATATTGTGATATATAAGGCATAATTTATTTATTTTTCTTCTTGGTCTTCTTTTGCTTCTAATCCTTGTCCAAATTGTACCGCAGCTACTTCTCTAATAGACATACCTGCATACTGTAATATTTTTAAAACCAAAGTTGGTTCATCAGATATGGATAATTCAAAATCTTGATAGTCAGTTTGAGATTGGTCAAATGATGGTTCACCTCCAACTAAGTTTACATAAGTCCATTTAGGGTCTTCAGGATATCTTATGTATTGACATTGCACTGCTCCCAAAGTATTTATACTTGCAGGGAATAAAGTCAGTAATGGTTCTTGCTGAGTGTATGCAGGAAACAAAGTTGAAGGTGCAGTTAACATTGAATTGTTAAGCATTGTTATTTTACTTTGCGTAACTTTTTCTGCCTCATTTACTATAGCATCATCATATATAGCATATCCTTCCGGAGTTGCAGTAAAAATATCAGCAACAGTTCCGTCTTCGTTTATTAACTCTAACTCTTGTGAGCTAAGTACCGCACCCACATAAGCCACCTGTCCTGTTGTGGTATTAGCAACTATATCTCCTACTTGAACTCCATCTGCAATAAAATCTGCAGAGGTTAAATCTTCTAACACACCTACTGATACACCATCGTTTACTCCTGAAGCTAATAACCTTGTATACGCTAAAACTTTATTGAGTAAGTAATAATTATCATTAGTGGTTAAGGGACTTGGAGTAAAGAACCTATTATTAAACTGATGAGCTAAAAACTTAGTTTCCGAAAAAATGTTTATCACCTCTTCATAGTTCTTCACTATATCCGCATACCCTGTTCCGGACTGTCTTACATTTTCCTTATTAAGTTGGTAGTTATACTGATAAAAATAATCTTCAAATATATCTAACTGAGCTTGTTTTGCAAACAAGTTAAAATCTGCAGGAGATATGTATCCGTAGTTATTCTTATTAAGTATAGATAATACTGTGTTTCTTACCGAGTTTATCATCTGTTAATACTTTGTTACAAAGATAAGCAAAAAAAAAAGAGGACTCTTTTTAAGCCCTCTTCTTAATTTCTTCAATAAAACAATTGTTATGCAACTGTTGTTATTGCTTGACTTAAAGTTACATCAATGGTGGAATCAGTATAAGATTGTCCCCATACCGCTACAAGAGCATCTTCAACTGCAGTTTTATCTGCCGCTCCAAAACTTCCTGCTCCGGTAAGGTTAATTTGCTTGTCATCATAATTGAGAGTTAATGTTCCCCCGCTTACGCCAACATATACTACACTACCTCCAAAAACATAATCTCCGATTTTTAAAAATTTATTCATCATAGTTTCTAAGGTTTAAAAGGTGAATGTTACTGCGTTTACGTCTTCGCTTAATGCCGGTATCGTATACTTTACCGTGCTCCATTTATGTTGCTGAGAACTCTTGATAACACCAAATACGATGTCTGCGTCTCCTTGTACTAACGCTGATGCTGATGCAATAGCGATACTCGAACCATTATTATAATCAATGATTACATCATCATTTGCGTCAATATAGCAAGATGCAACATTCATTAATGAAATAAGTCCTGAACCACCTGTAGTGGTTATTTCTCCATACTTGTTCATAATAAAAAAATTTATGAGGTTAATAAAGTACAAAGATAAACAAAAAAACTATGCACTATTTCTACATTTGCTTTTCTAAAAACGCTAACACTTCTACACCATCATCGGTTGTAAACCACTGAGATAAAAACTCATTACGTTCTATACCAAAAGGTATTTTAATCATACGTTTTTTGTTACCTGTTAAGTTAAAATATACCTCTCTGTTTTTAGGTCTATACACGAGAAGTTTCTCATCAAAGAACTTTTGTACAGAAGATTGTAATTTTAAGTTAGGGTCATTGATAGCATTTAAAAAAGCCGAAGGATTTCTACGAGCAAAAATCATTACATCTCTACGAAGCTCGGCTGATGTCATAATAGATACATCTTTTGAAAACAAAACTCTTCCGATACTTTCTAATTGCTCCACACCCATTGCTTTAGCTTCAACCAATGCGTCTACTTCTACATTGATAGCCTCTACTACTTCGGCAGCATCTTTACCATAATCTACCTCAACAAACCTTTTGCCTCGCAAAGGGTGGTAGTGTAAAAACTCTTGAAGTATAGGATTGTTTTTTGCAACTCTAAGAAGACCGTCTGTAAAGATAACCGGTTCTACTATTGCCTTTCCATCTTGCTCATCCTCGAAAGGTGACTTTTGATTTCTTGCATATCTTAAAGCTCTATTGTAACCTTTTTCTTCATCAAAATAAAGTAAAGGATTTCTTGGGGTATTTCTTGAAGGGATAATACACGACAGAGGGGCTCTGTCTCTTGTGAGTTTATAAACTCTATCTTTTATTTCTAATTTCATTTTAATTAAATTTAATTTTTAAACAATAAAAAAAAGGGAAGTGTCTTTAAAGACACTCCCTCTTTTCAATAACTATTAGTTGTCAAACAACACGAAGTTGTTAGCACCTAATACACACACACATCTTTCAGATAAGTAGTTAACTCTCATCTCATCAACATCTGTCGTAGCTGCTCCACCTGCTGAACCTGTAATCCACGTTTTGTAACGTCTGTCTTCAGTTTCAGAAGCTCTATATCTAACGTGTAGATAAGGTCTCTTAGCGTTTTTACCAAGAACTTGGTCATAAACACTTGTAGAACCTGCAGGTACTAATAGACCGTTGATACTTCCTGAACCAACTCCTGTAGGTAAATCACCTCTCATTGTTGGGTCGTTTAAGTATTTCCAATCTGTTTTGTAGAAGTCATATCCTCTACGGAAACCTGTAAATCCTAAGTTAAGAGCCATCTCTGTATCGTTGTCAAATAGACCATAAGATGTACCACCTACTCCATAAGAGTTTTGTTCTGCTAACATATCATCGATAGCGAAACTAAACTGTCTGTCAAGGAATAATACATTCTCTTCGATAGCACCCTGTGCATCTAATCTACCAATGATAGTATCAAAGTCAGCTAATGTGTCAGGCACTCCGCCTGTCCATAAGTTACCTCTGTCAGCAACTACAAAGAATACACCGTCAGAACCTTTATTACCAAAGTTCGGGTTAACTGCAGGGTCAACAACACCTGAGTTAGCCTCAGCCGGTACTGCTTCAACCATTGCAGTTTCTAAGTAATCATCGAATCTTAGTCTTGTTTCGTGCTCAGACTTCATATACCAAAGGTATCCTGATGCTCCGTTTTCAGTTGTGATTTCAATCCAACCGATTTGAGCCATATCTGAACCATTAACAAGGTAAGTATCTTTTACGATAATTGGTGAATTATCAAAGATGTAGTCATCAGATTCTAATGAACCTGCCATACCTGCAGTTCCTTTTCTAAATTCAGAACCGTAGATAAAGATAGTATAAGCTGCTGCTGCAACTAAACCTGCACCTTCGTAAAATGCTACTGTACACGTACTGTTCGCTAAGTCAGTCCCGGTAACAATACCTTTGTTTTCTCCTGACCCATCGTTAGCAACGACAACAACTGTCTGACCTTCTCTAATTGCAATCCCGTTTGCCGCTCCAAATGCTGCAGCCCCTGTAGTTTGTATAGGGTTACCTTGTGCATCAAGAGGTTGAGACGGGTCATTAATAGTGAAAGTAGCGACATCGTCACCACCAACTGCTGCAGTTGTACAGTTTATGTATTTAATATGCAATCTTCCTTGCTCTGCCCACTTTATAAGGTCAGAGTTAGAAGGCATTTCTGCTCCTACTAAACGTAGGAATGAACTAATTGTTCTATTACCATATCTTTCAAATTCTTTCTCATATGTATCAGGAAGATACTGATTCAAGAAATCGAAATTGGTAATATAATTTGTGCTTAGCGGCACTTGTTGTGCCGATGGCTGTAAGTCGAAACCTACGCCGCCTAATGCTCCTGCCATAATTTCTAATTTTTAAATGGTTATTACTTTATTTTTTATTACTTCTAATCTTCAAGCCTCTACTACTTGGTGTAGATATAGACTTGATTTGCAATCCATCCTTGTTTTGTCTTGTAATCTGTGGAGTTCTACGCTCAGACATATCAACATTTTTCATCTTACGTGTAACATCCTCAGTTGCATCTGACTTTCCTTGCTCATAAAAAAACTGAGCAAATCTTTCCGGATTCATTGCGATGGCTAATGCCCTATGGTAACCTGCTGCATCATTTAATAATCCACTCTCTTTATCAACAAACTTCTTCACAAAGGAAGAAGAGTCTAATTGAGCTTCTTTAATTTTGCTTGGGTCACCGGGATTAAAAGTTAAAGTAGTATCACCTATTTTGAAATCAAAACCTTTGAAATCCGTGAATACTTCGTTGGTCTTATTTAAGAACCAATCTCTTTTTCTTTTTATTTCCTGTTCATTGCTTTTAGCCTCAGCTAAATATTGCTTATAAGTCTCAAATTTTTCTTGGTCCTCTGAAGAAATTCCAACCGTACTTGACTCAAGGGGTTGTTTATACATTTCTTTTTGTTCCTCAAAAAACTTTTTGGCTTTAGCAATAGCTTTTTTCTTAGACATCTTTATTTTCTTAATATCTTTTTCTTCGTCAAGGTCTTCATCAAAAGTGTAGTCATCCATAAGGACTTCTACATCTTCTGAATCTGTTGCCTCTCCTGAAGCCAAAAGATATTCTTCTAATAAATTGTCTTCATCCATAGTAGAAAAATCTCGATTAAGTTTTATATAATCATCCATTCCTCTACCGGTGGTCTTTTTATATTCGAAATAAGCTTTTACATCTTCAGGTAAATCTTCATTCTCCGACTTTTGGTCAAAGAGTTGGTCTACTGATGTAAAATCCTTTTCGTATCTATTCTTAATAAATGAAAGAACGTCTTCCTCTTTTAACTCTGAGGATTGAGTTGTTTCTTCTTGTGTTTCGTCTTGCGACTGTACACCTTCTTGCTCTTCTGTGGCGGGGGTGTTCGGATTGCCGATAACCACTCGCTCCACGTTAGAGTCAGTTGTTTTAGTTTCTTTAACTTCTTGTTGTTCATTTTTTTCATTATGCTTATCAAGAAGTTCTTGCTCTATTTCCTGTTTAGACTTTTGGGTAGCCTCAACCGTTTTTACTTTAATTTCCATTAGATTAGATTTTGTACAAAGTTAATAAATAATTTTCGTTCAATTTATTCAGTTATCTTGGCGAGAACTCAGCTAAGTCAAATCCGTCTAAACTGTCCTCATTAGATTCGAATATTTGTGGTGGTGTGTTGTTCTTTCTCTGATTAATTAATCGAGATTGTTGTGTGTTTTGTTGATTGATTCGTTTAGCTTTAGCTTCTTCTCTTTGAGTCTCTCGGCTTTGTAAAGCGTTTTCCGATATATCACGCAACTGTTGATTATAATTAAACTCTTCCGCCATCAGTTGAGATTTAAGTTGTGCCTCATTATTCATCTTTTCAATTTCAAATGCAACCTTCGCTTGTTCTAATTGCATCTTACCTTGCATCTCCATTTGCATTTTTTGTGCAGCAACTTGTGCAGCCATCTCTTGAGCCTTCATATTTTGTTGTGCAGTCATAGCTTGTTTCTGCATCATTAGTTGCTCTTCTTTATCTTGCTTTTGTTGACGCTTAAGTTTTAATAATTGATTAGCAAGTTTTAAGTTTTTTAATTCTCGTATATCAATTGCATCTTCTAAGTTAATATCTTGTTTAGATAAAGCCATCTGAATATTTTGTTCAAGTAAAGCTTTTTCTTCTTCATCAGGTGCTACCTCTATAAATATACCAAAGTCATAAATGTATAAATCTCTTATCTCGTGAAGTATAGATACATTATACTTTCCTATCTTATTAGCAAAATCATCTTTAAAGTCAGCGTATTCTAAAATATCCGCTACTCTATAAGTTAAAGCTTCTGCTATACTTCTGAATATATATAAACTTCCATCAAGAATATGACGAGTAGCTACATTAGAATTTAAAGCAGCAAGTTTTTGTAAGCCTACTAATGAATTAGGGTCCGGGTCACTACCGTCACGTGCTTCATTTAATCCTGTTACCGTTCTAATCATATTAAGATAATGATTGTAATTAGTAATAAGCATTTGAGTTTTAGAAGCTCCGGAGTTAGATGTAAGTTCTTTAATAGGTACTTTGCCTTGATTGTAATCTCCATCTTGAGTATAAGACCTACCAATAACAGAACCTGTTTGAAAATAAAGTCTTAATGCATCTTCAGGATTATATGCTTGACCCGTACCTAAATCTACTTCACTAAGTCCATCTGCATCAATATAAACACCGTCAGGTACAACACGTGAAATAACTTGTTGTAATTTTAAATGAGTCATTTGAATTAAGTCTGCAAAAGGAATCATTCTTCTAACTAAAGATTCTAAAGCTCCCTTATACATTCTTGGGGCACACGCTACATAGTTTGGTAATGCGTGTTGACTTGTTGATTTAGGTCTTACCATATTACGAGCAAGTTCCCACTTAAGTATAATATTAGTACCCATTACCATTACACCATCATACCATACATCAATAGTTTTTTCAAACTTTTCAAAATTCCCTTCTTCCATTACTTCTACCGGTGGGTCAAATTGGTCATCTTTTTCAATAACCTTATCTCCTCCTGATGAAGTTACTTTCTTTTTATAAACCATCTTTTTAGTGGTCTTATAATTAAAGTATAATAATGTACAAGTATCTCTATAAAATATATCATTTTGATAAAACTGTGCTACGTTATAATAATCAAACCACGTTTGACTATACTGTGATATTTCTTCTAAATCTGCATTAGTAAGAGATGGGTCAATCTTCATCAATTCCGTAATAGGAATAGTTTTAACTTCACCCCAATAAAAACAATCTTTAAAGTAAGGGTCTTCAGTATAACTATATACTACATTTGCAGGGTCTACATATTTAATTTCTACTCCTGCTCCTTTTAAAAACTGATGTCTTGTTATCCCAATACCTAAAGTTGTAATATCTAAATCACATCTTTTACGGACATCCCAATAGTGATTTTCATCAAGTATAGTATTGATAGCCTCTTCTTCTGCTATCTCAATAGCAGGTTTATAATTAAGTTGCATATATAATGAAAGTTCTTCATCACTTGCGGGAAGTTCCTCTTCGGGAATTACAAAAGGGTCATACCCTCCTTGTTTTTGTACAATACTTAGGATATCTTTAGCAGCCATTTGTCCTTCTACCATATCTTGATATTTAGAACGCTTAGCTTGAGACATAGCATCTTGTGCGTATGCTTTAACTTTAAAGAGTCGGTCAGACATTCCATTTACCACAATGTCCACAAATTTTGGAATAATAGGCACAGGAGTCCAATCTAAGTTTAAATAAGATAAATCGCCATCAATAGCTAATTCATTTTTATATTTACTTATGGATTGTTCGCCTCTTGCGTATAATCTTAACCTATGAAACTCTCGCCATTGGTCATAGAATCTGCAGCCATTTCCATCTTTACGAAACCATTCATATTGAATAGCTTGTCCTATCATCAATCCATATTGGTCCGTAGCCTTTTCAGCATCGGATACAAACTGTGTGGGAAACCCTGCAGATGAAATATTTATTTTTACGTCTTTCATCTAATTATCTGACTTAATTTTCCATCATTACTATACCTTGCAAAGTTAATCATAATTCTTGACTCTTTTTTTTCAGGCATATATAAATGTTTTTGACACGCCATAATAGCTAAACCCGAGCTAATTGATGCATCATACGAAGTTCTATTGCTAATATCGAACCTTGCCCAATCCTCTAAGGTACGATTAAAATACATACCACTCATATTCTCATTATCACCTAATCCCACGTGTGCTTCTATAAAAGACTCTATAGCTGCAGCGTGAGCTTGTTTTACGGCTTCACTTGAGTTAGGAATACCCCCTAATTCTTTTTCGGTTTTAGAGAGCTTTGTATAATGTTTATCCGGTCTATTGATACAATAATGTCTATATCCTCTATTTTTAAAATGATATAATAATCGAGGTTTGTTATTTTCAATAAGTATTGGCATTCCATAAAAAACACACGCCATTAAAACATCTTCAAAAAATATTTCAGCCGTTTGAGGTCTTGCAATGTATTCTAAAAAAAATTCATTACTTGGAGCCTCTTCCATATTAAATTTAGTTAATCCGTGTAATGCTCCATTAGAACCTCCTCCTCCTACAGTTCCTGAAATGTCATAGCTATCACAACCAAAGGCTCCAATGTGTTCGTTGCCCGGATATAATTTACCGTGCTTGGTATAACAATTATTCTGTAATCCTTTATTTGGTGCCCACGTAATAATAAATCTTCCTCGCTTATCGGGAGTAAAATAAACTTTAGTATCCTTTACTCCATTTTCCCAATGAAAAGAACCTTTAGTTAAATGTTGTTCTGTTATCATTGAATCGTTATAATCTATCTGTTGATATATCTTTGTAAGATTAAATAAAGATTGTTTACTTTCATCTCTAAATGCGTGTGACTCAGTGCGTGGAAATTGACGATAGTATTCATTTAATGCATCAGGGTCGTGCTTTAAAGAGTCTACTTCATTTTTCCAATATTGTAAAGAGCTTTGAGTAATGTATTCATTATCAATACCTCTTATTTTTTCTACTACATCATCTATAACCGGATGACCATACCTGTCAATAAAACCCTCCATATTCCATTCCATCGGAATAAATAAAGAATATAATCCTGATTTTGTTTGTCCATTAGCATTACGTGATAACACATCAGAGTCGGTATATAGTTTTTTAAAATTTCCTCCTCCTTTATTTAATGCATTAGATGTAGAACCCATCATACATTTACCAATAATTCTACTTCCTAATCTAAGACAAGTTTTTGTAACACGCCAATTGTTTAATATATTATTGGGCTTCAACCATTTACCGCTCTCATCGTGAACTAATAATAATAATTTTTCCCCATCATAAGAGTTATCGTCTGTGTTTTTCCAATCTATTGTGGTATCTAATCCTTCTATTTCTTCTTCATCTAATTCATACATATTTTTTTTAGTAATCTTAGACGCAGGAACACGATAAGCTAATTCAGTTTTAGGTTTATCCATTCCATCCATAATAGGTTTAAAAAAGAAAGGTAAGCGACTATTGATAGGAACAACTTTGTCTGTAAACATTTTCTTTGCATCTGACCCTGTTTTAGAAAGTATACCTACTCGTGAATCTTTTACAAGAGTACCGGTGTTTACGCATTCTGATGAAGACATAAATGAAAACCCTGAACGTCTTATCTTTAAATATATCATTCCAAAACTTCTCTTGTCGGCTTTACAAGCTTCCCAAAAGATGTATAAAATTCTATTTGCTTCTCTAAATTCAGGATAGCCAATATCAATATTAGTCCATTGCAAATACATATAATGAGCTCCCGTAATATAAGTAGGTACTCCATTATTCATAAACCAAAAACCATACTCTCTATTATCAAACTCGGCTTCTATATAATCCACCCATCTTGATTTAAATTGTGATGGCATTTCATTCCATTGAAAGATGGATGATATTTTAGATAAAGGTTTTGGAAGTTCTTCTCTTTCCCAATATTGTTCGGTGGAAGTGGAGTGTCTTTGAAGACACTCTTTAGGAGTTTTAGGTAATGCAATGTATAGTCCGGAAATATAAAGTACCTCACCTATTTCTCCGGATTTAGATATAACAATAAGGTCATACTTTTCATTATACCCATACACCCAAGAACGATTACGATTTTTATTCGTCAATACACTCTTCGGTACGTAGTCTTTCACTACTCGATATAATATACTATTTTGACCTTCGTTCTGCAAATCCCTGTTTTGTATCTACCTTATTATCTGTTGTACCTCCTTCTATAGCTTCTCGTTCTTCTTCTATTTTTTTTAGTATTTCAAATGCATCAAAAATACAAAGCTTTTTAGTAGCTGCCGCATTTTTTAATCTGTCCGCAGAGATATCATCTTCAGGGTCAGGCTTTATAATTTTTTCTTTAGCTACCTTTATAAGTTGCTCAACTGCTTGATGTCCGGCTTCTATTATTTTTAATTTAGTTTCTTTACTCATAGTATTCTTTTTTATAAGTATGATGTCTATAATTAGTTACAATTTCTTCGCCTTCATTTATTATTTTATCAGCAATTAAAATCATATTATCATTATTTCTAAAGAAATAAAACTTTGCATTTGGTACTGCTGAATGATTTACATATCTCCCTGCTAATGTTCTTGTATTGTTAATAATGCCATAACCAATCTGCTCTCCTTTTATTATTTGTCTTTCAGCAAAAATACCTACTCCTTCTATAGCCGATTCTTTTACTGTATAGTTTTTATTTTTATCATCAACAACCGGTCCTGCTTTTAATTCAAATTCCTTTGAATTAATATAATTATTTAAATCATCTAAGTTAATATTATGCTCTTTAAGCATATTTAAAAAATCACTCATCTTTTAATTTTAAAAACAAAACTTGCACCATCCTTGCATCATTTTGAGAACCAAAGTTTAACTTTATATTTCTTGAGTGTTTCACATTAGATTCAAAAATAAAAGCACTATTATATTGTGCTTGGTTTATTAAAATAGGAGTTTCGTTATTGTCATAAAGCGTAGTTCCATATCCTTCAGGATAAGTTTTATTTAAATATAATATTACGGTTCTATCTCCGTGCATATCATCGGTGTGAATATAATGAGGCTCTTCTTGATGTAAAGGAGATTTACGTACAAAATTTAATGTAATCTCATACTCCGGAAATAAAACGGTAGCTAATTCAGCTAATTCATCCATTCCTCTTTCTTGGATACCTCTAAATTCTCCGGCTTCTGCCTCTATCACTTTCCACCCACCGCTTTCTATTTCTTCCACATAAGCATCGGGGTCAGCTAATACATTAAAAAAATTCATTGTTATCATAGAACCAAAGTAATACAGTGGTCGTATAATCTATACAAAGTTTGATTATCCACTTTAAATTCATATTCTTGATTGGGTTTGTAACAAACCTTATCTCCAATCTTTACTCCTTTGTTTTGAAGGGTTTCATTTAAGATAGCCACCTCCCCCATTAAAGGTTCTTTACTTAGGGGTTTATATATATAACTTTCCTCTACAGGAATAGGTTTTAAAAAACAATACCTATCATACCCTATCCACTCGTTGTCTTTTTTATATGCAAAGAACTGTTCATCATCTACAAGAAATAGATTGTCTTTTAAAAAACTTCTACCGCTCTGTCTGTTTCCATACATATCATTATAAAACTTAAAGACATTATGGTGTACTAATAAAGTATCTCCTTTTTCAATAGGACCCTCGTAGTTTATAGGGGTCTCAATAACCGTAGCTTCACGATTAGATGTGGTATAATTTTCTTCCGATGTACTAACGACTAAATCAATATTACCTATCTGTTTAGTGTTATTATATCTTTTTCCCTTTACAGGAGTTACAAGGAATGAGTATGGTGATTGCATTTAATTTCATTTTATTTAACTTCTAATAGATTTATGATGCACGAAAGTTTTGTGTTACTCTTGCTCTGTTTCTATTAATTCGAGTTTTACCATTTCTCGAAGTAACTTTTTTAACATCTTTTGCTATGACTTTACCGTCAGCATCTCTTACAATAAACTTTTCTTTAACTTTAGTTTTAGTTTTAGTCTTGCCTCTTCGGTTAGTTTTTGTTTTATCTTTTTGAGTAGTAATTTTGGTAGAGGTTTCTCCCGTCTTTAAATTAGTAACTACCGAATCTTCGGTATACTTTTTTTTAGTCTTTTCTTTGGCACCTCTTTTATTAACCTTCTTTTTTGACTTTGTTGACATTGATGCAGTTGATTGAACCAATGATGGGTCTAAAGATTTATCTCCGTTAGGCATAATTAAAAGTTTATATTATATTCAATACTAATAGGCATTGTGTTGGTAAATTCTTTCCAACAAACAATCTCTCCTCCCTCATTTTCTATCCATATTTTTATAGAATCAGATTCTTCGTAATATTTAATAAGGTGGATATTGTATGCCGAACCTAATACGTTTTGCCCTACAATGTAGTGCATTGCTCCTGATTTATAATCAGGACCTATAGAGATTTTCCTAATATCCATTTAATTAAATTTACTTTCCTGCCTTACAAGAGTCAAGTTCTTTTTTAAGCTCTTGTATAGCTTTTACCAATACAGGTATTAAAGCTGCATTACCAACCTCCCACGCTTCATTATTGTTTTTATTTAACAATGAAGGAAGAACGTCTTCTGCGTCCCAATCCTGAATTACTTCATCCAACTCTTGTGCAACAAAGCCTGAATCTTTTTTTCCTGACATTGTGCCATCACGTCTGTCCCAATCCCAAGATACCGGTTCTAAATCCATTATGAATTGTAGTCCTAATTCTAACTCTTCAATGTTATCTTTATCTCTTACGTCTGAAAGACCTGAAATAACTTGAGTATTACATCTTAGTGTAGTTACATTATTATCTCCTAATACAACTTCATTATCGGCTTGTGCTTGAGAGTTGTGACCTAAGTTGGTGGTATTAATAAACCCTACTACTGTAGAACCTGCAGCTTTTCCAATCGCAGTATTTGTAGTACCTGTTTGTAATTGTTGTAAAGCATCATTACCTATGGCTACATTATAGTCTCCACCTGTTTGACTCTGACAAGCATTTGTTCCGACTGCAACATTAAAGTATCCAAGATTGGAGTTTGTTCCTGCTGACGTTCCAATTCCGATGTTGTGTTGACCGTTTGCATTTAGACCTGCGTTGTTTCCAATATAGACACAGTCTGTTATTTCACTAACCCCTGCATTACCTACATTGCCTCCGGCATTTGGTCCAATCATTACATTGCTAACTAATTGTTGTCCATTATTACCTGCACTTTTTGCAACACCAAAACCAATCATAGTGTTATTAGTAGATGGTACATCCATATCTCTTGCTACTTCGTATCCTATAGCAACAGTCTTATCTACATCCTCAGTTGCATTTTGAAATACTTTACTTCCTACAAGAACAGAACCTGTTAATGTTTGAGCATTTACCATTTGGTCATACCCTACTAAAACAGATTGGGCTACAGTAGGTAGAGTTGTAGCTAACTGTATTCCAACTGCTACTGTTGCAGCAGGGCTTTGTGTTTCTACTACTCCTTTTCCTAAAGTTAATGAAGTGTCATTATTAGAATTTGTTGCATTACAAATTAATGTCCCTCCAATTACTGTGGTGTCTTCAGGAATAATTCCTTGACCTCCTACAATATATGTTAAGGTGTTTGTTTCAGCAACTACTGAAGCAGCATCTCCATAAAACATTTTTGTTGGAGATAAAGTTGGGGGTGGGACTAAACCTACAATATCACCAATTAGATAATTTTTAGTTATGTCATTATCGGTTACATCCGTTCCAATAACTTTATCAGTTAATTGCGGTGTGCTATCAATGATATATGAAGATATTTTAGCCATCAGTATTTATTTTTTTTGTTGGACTTCTCCTGTTTGTATATTGATAACAGAATCTTTCCCGTATTTGTCAATTAATGTTTTTTCATTCTGAGCGAACTTCATTTTCAATGCTCCTATCTCAGAAATGATTGCTGCTTTTTGAATCTCTAAATCTCCAAGCATCATTTTCTTTTTTGTGTATTCAGTGTTTAACGACTGAACTTCTTCTAATTCTTCTTTACTTAATTTCATTTTAATTTGATTTTAGTTTGTTACAAAGTTACGAATTATTTTCTTTTAATCTTTTCAAACGACCTTCCGCCAAAATAAGCTGAAATCACCGTAATCAAAGTAAGCTGCAAAAGGTCTGTCCATTTATCTTCTACAGAAAACTGAATTACTCCTGCATCTATATAAACTAACAATACAGTGGATATAACTAAAAATATTAAAACCATAGGTCTTACATTTTTACTTAACCACGAATCAGCATTCGTATCTGATTTCCATCGTTCCGTTATATTCTTTTGCATTTCTGTTTCAGCCTCAATAAATATCTCTGTGAGTTCTTTTTCAAATTGAGCTTTTTCATCTTTAGTCTGAACAAACTTGTCGACTACACCGCTAACGCTATCTACTATTCCGCCTCCGGCTTTTCCAAATAATTTTAAAAATATTTCTTTCATAGGTTTTTATATTCTTCTGTTGCATCAAAACTTGGACACGCTTTATTTGCATAATCTCGATGTCCATTTATACTTGCCTGTGGAGCAAGTAGTTTTAAAAAGTATAATAAATATTCTAATGATTCTTTTTGTTTATCTGTTCGTGTATCCTTTGGGGTTTTACCATCTTTCTCTACACCTCCAATATAACATACACCCCACGACTTACAATTCAATCCTCTCGTGTGAGCTCCACATTCATTTATCTTTCTTCCTGTTTCTATTGTTCCATCCATCAACACGATGAAATGGTATCCGCATCCTTTCCATCCCCTTGCTTTATGCCATCTATCAATAACTTCTGTATCTATACTATCATCACCTTCTCTTGTTGCTGAACAATGTATTATTATATTTTTTATATCTGTTGTTTTCATCTTCCTTGTCCTCTGTATTTTAATTTGTAACCTGTCTGTCCTTTAGAAGCATTTTTAGAATGTACTCCCGGTCTTTTCTTGTGGGACTTCTCTCTGTATGTAGGGATGAATATCTTAGCCATTATTGAAGTTCGTTTAAAACCTCTTGAATCTCTTCTATAGTTACAGTGGGTTCAAACATTATATTACCCTCCCAAACTCGTACAGGCTCATTACCTTTCTTTAAAGCTATAACAGGGATTTTGCTAAATTTTTCTTGAACACTTTTGGGTTGTTCTTCAAGAATTGCCCATTCAAGATTACAACCATTTAAGGTTTGAATAGGTAGGGAGTTGTCTTTATTCCAATTTGCATTTAAATGAAGCACGGTATAATCATAATCTAAATCTATTTTATTTGCATTCTCAACTGTTGAAGAGAAGGCTAATAGTAATAATAGACTAAGAATTAGATTTTTCATTTTCGTTTATTTTCATAGAGTCGTGCTTCTAATGTTTTTAATGTTTCTTTGATTTCCTTAATATCATCTTTCATTGCGTCCACATCTTGTTGTGTAAGCATTATAGTTTTTCTTACCACTTCATCTTTATAGTGATACTCTTGTTCTGAAATAACAGGCTCCGGTTTTTCCATTGCTAAAGCAATGTCAGATTTTAAAGTAAAATAAACTGTCATTATACTTACGAGTACAAATCCTAATCCTGCTGCGTCTTTAAGCGTTAACTTGAAAGTTGTATCTTTGTCTATCTGAGTCATCTTCATTTACTATTTCATATGTTATTTCAATATCTTTAATGTCTAATGTTATAGATGTTTGATACTCCATATATTAATTTACATATTCAATTAACACTGAATTTGTTACATCTCCATTTGTTGATGGATATACGTTAGGGGTGTTGGTTCCTCCTGAACATATAAGTTGGATTTCAAATACATCACCTGCCGTTGCAGCAACTATATTAGAACCTGTCATAACTCTTTTGTTTTGACCACCACCAACTGAACCTGTTTGAAATAATCCAATATCATATATGATTCCGGTAGTTACACCTGCAGTTGTATTAACTGCAACTTGTTGAATTATCATTCCTTCATTTTGGTCAAATAGATTTAGATTAAGAGTTATCTTATAAGCTCCTGTTTTTGGCATAGTAAATTGTGTAACACCATTTGAACCGGTAAGTCCATTCCAATTAAAAGTTATAGCCCCACCAACAGAGTCGGTAGAGATATTTGTACTTGCCGTATTAAAGGGAACATTTTTCAAGCCCCCACCTGAAGAACCATTGGTGAAATTAAAATAATTTACATTAGCGGCTCCCGGCTCCCAAGTCGCATACAATACTGTACGAATAGGAACTCCCGGAAGTTGAGAGGGATTAATAAGTGCAGCTACATTACTTGCACCTGAACCATCTATATATAGAACATCATTGGCAACTTGGTTAGCAGCATCAGTCAAAGCATCTAAAGCTAAAGGTTGAGTAATTTGCCCTGTACCTCCATTTTGAATTGATAAAGGTAGTCCTGTAAGATTACTTACATCTATATCTCCTACTGCAAACTTTGCATTAACACCACCCTCTAATCCTACTATCTCGGTAGTTGCTGATGGACCTACTGCGTTAAACTGTGAAAATTTTGTTGCCATAATTTTATTTTATTCTGTTGTTAAATCTACACCATTCTCATCGACTATTTGGTCATTAGCAGGAACGAATGTAGCTTCCGTTATCAAAAGTGAGGGTGAGGGTGCCGCACCGCCTCCACTCATTATAGTGGTTAGTATTGCATTCCCTATAGCTATTATACTACCCATCTTACCATAATGCTATTATTCCACTTGCAGTTGTTCCTGTGGCTTGTACACACTTAACCATAATTGGAATAAACGATGCATTAGCTACATTAGTTAATTGTACTGTATCTCCGCCTACTGTTGTGATAGCAAGTGTTCCGCCTGTTCCTACGAACAATACAGGACCTTCACTATTATTAGTATTGTAGACTGCATAACCTTCAGGTTGTGCAGCAAAGATATTAGCACTCAAACTTAACGTAGTATTGCTATCTACATTAGTAACTGTTGCTACTGCGTTTGTCGTAGTATTATAAACCGTTGCTCCGGGAATAATACTCTTCGTTAAAAACAATGCAGTGGAGTCAACTAATTTATTGGCAGTGTTAGCATCTGTAGTTCCTTCATCTGCTTTATCTCCCGGTGACGGGATGATAATATCATCTGTTGGATATACAGGTATAGCTCTTCGACCTTGTAATTTTTGATACGCCATAATTTTTATTTTTGATAGGGTATTATTCTGTTTAAGGTATCACGCCTTTTATCGCAACCACAGTCCGACCCTAACTTTTTCGACACTGTATCTACTGCTGACTTAATCCCTGTTATACGTGTAACCTTTGCGATTGTGTCACCAAAACCTTTTGATTTCTCTTTCAGTTTCATTTTTTACAAACGCACTTTGAGATAGGGCATTCATCGACTTTTACAATTAGTTTGGAAATTAACCAATTCCATTTGCATAGAGTTTTTCTCCAAACCTTTTGCATCCATAAACCTATCTTTACTAATAGCTTACCCATATTATTTTTTGCTTATGATTCTATCATTAGAACCTAAATGCTCTTCGTACTTCATAGAGTGGTCTCCACTATAAGCGTGACCTGTCATTTTTTTAGCCATTCCTTTAGACTCATCTCTTCTATCTTTCATAGATTGTTTATGAGCACCTCTGTGCTTCATTCCTAAAGACTCATCTAATCTTGCATTATAACCTTGTTTCATAACTTTACTTTTAATTAGTTTTTGCAGCCAAAGTTGTTTGCGAAATTCGCCATCTTGACTACGTTGGGTTTATACTTCTTTTTATTTTTCATTACTGCACCTGCAGCAGCACATACCGATTTACCCGGCATATTCTTTTTAACCCAATTGGTAAATTTACCTTCATTGGATTCTTTGATTTTTATATCATCTTTTTTCTTTCTTGCCATAACGGTACGTATTTAAGTTACAAAGATACTAATATTTTCCTTTTCAATTTTTCGCATCTATGGATTAGTAACCAATTTTAGGGGTATACATATTTGGGTTCTTCTTAAGTGAGCCTCCCATTACTTTAGCAAACTCTACTGCTTGAGCTTTTCCCATTGCATTATAAGGAAACTCTTTAGTTTTCGTTTTTCCTGTTTTCCCGCATTTGTATTTTACTGTTGGCATATCTAATCTTTTTATTTAATTCATCTATAGTGTTCACCCAATCTTCTTGTAATCGATTTCTATTGTATTGTTCGATTAACCATTTATCACTGAACGTCACGAGTAACTACCGAACCTTCCTTTTTTAGGATTTAAAAAAGAGAGCCCTGCAAGACCGCTTGGGTTTTTGGACTTCCTTTTATTATTCCTACCATAATTGTTTGGCTTGTTCTTTACAATCTTGGCTGCTTGTGAATTTTTAAAAGCAGTGCTATTAAAATCTAAGTTGTCCGGCATAATTATTACTTTTGTACAAAGTTAATAAATTAAATCTATTATATTTTGAACAACGACTATTTAAAATATTGGCGAGTAATACGTCAATATATAAAAATAAAATACGGACTAACTCAGTCTGATTTAGATGTAATACTTTTTTTAAATTCCGAAGATTACTTTTCCAAAGATAAGTTTGAAGAGTTTGATAGAATCTTATCTTGGGATGAGAATCGATTTAATAAGCTATTAAGAGATGGATGGGTAGAGGTATTTAGAAAACGAAAAGGAAAGACTAAAGGATTATACAATCTATCTTATAAAGCAAAAAGAGTTATTACTTCAGTATATAAAAAACTTAATGGGGAAGAACTCCCTACATCTCCTTCGCAGAACCCTATGTTCTTAAAGAATGTTTCCTATAGCGATAGAAGGTATAGAGAAGCTATTATAAATATGAATGAGTTTATAAGACAACAACGACATCTCTCTCCTGAATAATTGTAACAGTCTCACTGTTGATTATTAAAGTGTAAGAGTTTCGTGTGTCATAATAGATGAGGTCATCTTTTTTTAAATTACAACATTCAGAACCCGGTAAAATAATTTTACCCTTTTGATATCTAAAAGATTGTGCATCTTCATTAGATAATAACAAACCGCTTTCGGTTTTAATCTCTTCTTCTATCTTTTGTATTACTACGTTTTTTCCTATTGCTTTCATTAGATTTAATTTTATTCTCTTCAGGAAATGATTTTTCTAAAAACTTTATTGTTGCGTTATTTAATTTTCTCTTTCTCATTTCTATTTATGTACTCACCGTCTTTATATACTACGTATTTATTTTTTCTAAGAAGGTTAATAGCTTTTTTTATCTGTCTTTCATTTTCACGAAAGGCTTCAAAAATCTGATTATGTATTGGCATATACTTGTATTAGTTAAACTTACTTTTATTTGGTGTCATAACTACGTGCCATTGTTACAATTGCATTGGTAGATAAAATAGTAACCGCTACCGATACTGCATTCTGTAAAGCTTGTCTTGTAACCTTAACAGGGTCAATCACCCCAAGAGTCATTAGATAGCCATACTTTTCTTTTTTTACATCATATCCATATAGAGCTCCTTTACAATCATCATAGATTACATCAGCATCTAATCCTGCGTTCTCTAAGATTTGATAAAGCGGTGCTTTAAGGGATTCAGCTAAAACTGCGTAAGCAGTTTTTTTTGCGTAATCTTTTTCAGAAGATTCTTTTATAGAATAACTTTTATGAAAGTTGTATAATGATAATCCACCTCCCGGTAGTATACCTTCTTCAAGTGCAGAGCGTACTGCACATACCGCATCATCTACACGGTCATATAATTCTTTCTGCTCAAGGTCAGTGTTACCTCCCACATATACCACTCCTATCCCACCGGATAGCGAAGCAATACGTTGGTTAATAAACTCACGGTTTGTTTTATCTTTTTCATTTTTGTGAGCCTCCTGAAGTTGAGCTATTCTTTCAGTTACTTCTTCTGTCGTCTCTTCATCATCCTTGACGATGACCGTTGAGTCCCGGCTAACTATCACCTTAGCACAGTGACCCAAATCGTTGAAATTAATCAAACTCAAGTCATCGCCTGTCTTTTCACTAAAATACTTAGCACCTACACTTATCGCAATATCTTGCATAAGCTCGTGTTGCCTGTATCCAAAGTCAGGAGGGTTTATCGTACAAACCTTTAATCCATTCTTAATTACATTAGCCGCTAAAGTATTTACTACATTAGTTGAGCAATGACCAATCAATAAAAGTTTTTTACCTTCATTGATAATTGGTTTAAGAACATTTTCAATTTGTAATATGTTATTTATCTCAGTGTCGCATACTAATACATAAGTGTCTTCAAAGACACACTCGTCTCTCTTTTGGTCATTGATAAATAAGTTAGATGCATATCCTCTTTTTACCTTAATCCCTTTTGTGGTTTCATAATAGGTTGAGGAGGTTTTACTTTTCTCTACTGTTACTACACCATCTTTACCTACACTCTCATACACATCAGCTATGATATCACCCACTTGCTTATCATTGTTCGCTGAGATAATAGCTACGTCACGTAATCTTTTTGGGTCAAGTGTTTTACCTTTTACCTTTAGCGACTTCGATATCTGTTTGGTTTCTTCTACGATGTGTCTTAATACTTCGGTTCGATTGTCGTTATCAATTAATTCGGTTCCTGCATTTACTAATGCCTCTGCTAATACAATAGCAGTTGTGGTTCCATCACCGGCTGAGGATGCAGTTCTATCGGCTGCCTCTTTCATCATCCTAACCGCAAGGTTCTCTACCGGGTCTAATAATGAAATAGACTTCGCTACAGTCACACCGTCTTTTGTTACAGTGATTCCGTGTAAGTGTTCGGGTGATTCTATTAATACAGTATTACCTCTTGGACCTAATGTTGACTTAACTGCATTAGCTATTTTATTTATACCGCTTATAAGTTTGGTTCTACCTTCATCAGAAAAATGAAGTTCTTTGGGAGTGAATCCTTGTTGCATAGTTTTATTTGATTTGAATTATTATGCAAAGATATAAAAAATAATAATGGTAACCTATGGTGCTTAGTTTTAATGTTCCTATACTACTACTACTACTTTATATGTAATAATATTATTTCCCCTATGATAGCTTTAAAGTTGTCAAACTTAACACTTTTATAGTTAACTAATTGATTTACAATAACTTAACTAATTTAAACTTAACACTAAGTCAACACTAAGTCAACACTATAATAAAAAACAAGACACAAAAAAAGAGAGTCGGGGAGACTCTCTCTTTCAATCAAACATCAAACACTATAATTTACGACACACTATAGTTTCTTAAATATCTCTTTTAAATAAGTCAATGTTAGCATTAGCTAATTCATTTCCTTCTGCAATCATTTGCACCTTCTCAAATCTATCCTTTGCCTTTTTCATCATAGCAAGTCTTTGGATTCCCATTTCAGGTGAAGGAGCGTCATTGATTAACCTGCCCCCTTTAACTTCATAACCCATCATTGATGGTGGTACACTAAACTTTTTCATATCTGTAGTTTTCTTTATACAAAGATAATAAAATTTTATTAGATATGTGGAGTCTTTGGGTTCCCCTTGAAAAATTAAAAAGCCCCCCCCTACCGAAAGTCAAAAAAAAAACTGATGGGGGGTAGTGTTTTCGGTGGTGAGGTTCCAAATTTTTTCGCTTTTTTCCTGTTACCTGTTGCCCTCCTGTAGTCCTCCGCTCCTCCGCTCCGCTCCTCCGCTCTGCTCTCGTTCTACCTCTGCTCTTGCTATGCATTCCCTCTGTTGATGAGGTACATCCATAGATAGAAAGTAAATAGAGTGTCTTTAACGACACTAAATGAGTAATCTACTGATAGACATACAGAGATTCCTCTTAACCTCTGCTTGACATTTATTTGCCCATTACAAACCATAGTGAACAGAGTGTTTGTAATCTATTGAAACACAAAGAGAACAAAAGAATTAGACTAAGGATGAAAGAAAATTGAAATTTATAGTTGATAATCCAAAATAATGTTGTATTATTGAACTATGGATGAACGAGGAATAAACCTTTAGTAAACATAAACACTTAAAAATCAAACAATTATGAGAAATTTAATGCAAATCGAGGCAGACTTTTTAGCATCTGCACAAGTTCGTAGCCAAGTTAACTTTGCTACAATCGAGAATCTAATCACTGAGGTAGCTGATGCGAAGAAATCGAAGTTCGACAAATCACTGAAGTTAGCGAAGTTAGTACACGAATCTGTAGTATGGTTTAACGAAGATAGAACTAAGACTCAGTTAGAGGAGGAAGGAATCGAATGGAGCAATGTAGAAGTATTTTTTAACAGAGTATTTGGATGGCAAAAGTCGTTTGGCTACAAGATGGCTAAGGCAGGTAAATTACAATTTACTGAGCCATCTGTGGTTACGAAGTTCAAGAGAAAATGTACTACTGCAGAGAACAATGGCGAGGATGTAAGAAGAAGTATTGAAGCTTTATTGAAGTTCGCTAAAAATGAGGAGAATGGTACAGAGGGAGAGAATGAGGTTAGCAGAGGGAAAGCATTGGCAACATTCAGTATCGCTAAAGATGGATTGAATGGTGACAAAGGAGTTTCTGCAAGACTTACGAGAGATGGTCAAGTATCTATTAGTGGTGAATTTGAAAATGAGGATGTTTCAAGAAGAGTAGCGGGTTTATTCGCTGAGTTGAAATTGGAGTTAGAGAGATACAATCTCAATCAGTAATCAAACAAGGGGTAGTGTCTTCAAAGACACTATCCTCTGTCCACAGATGAGTGTCTGTGCTGATGAGTTCAAAAGAACGAAACAGAAAACCAACAAATAATTAAATTAAATTATGAGAAATTTAAGTCAAAATGGAGTTACTTTCACTACTCACGATGAGCCATCGAGAGCGAGAGTTTCTTCTTATGGGAGCAAACCGCTACCATACAAAATTAACAAAGCTGAGTCTGTTGATATCAATGGGCTACCGAGCAGTGCAAGAAAAAACTTGTACACTGCTGATGGCGGAACAGAGTCATTGTTCACTATCGGTATGGAGTTCGAAAAAGTTCGCTTTCATAGAGGAGCAGTGCAAGAGTATGCATTGTTCTGCGGATTTGAACACGATGGTAGTTGTGGAGCTGAAGCAGTTACTCACATCTTACCATTGGTAGATAAGTCAATGTGGAGAACGAAAGTTTTCAATATGTTTGCTGAAGCGAAGAAAATCATTGAGGATGAGTATTCTCCATCTAATGTGAAGTGCGGTGGTCACATTACATTGGGAGTTAAAAATGTAAGTGGTAGAGAGTTATCTGATAGACTGAAGAAGTTCAGTGGATTAGTGATGGCTATCTACAGACACAGAGTCTGTAACTACTACTGCAGAGGTAACTTTAGAATGGACACATCTGATGAGTATGGTAGTAAGTATACTATTGCTAACTACAAGACTCTTGGTGATGATGGAGTAGTTGAGTTTAGAGTTCCATCGAGATTCACATCAGTGAAGCAGACAATCCGAAGATATGAGTTCTTTTATCAGATGGTTGACTTTGCGATGAACAAACAAAATTCATCTCTACATCATTTCTGTAATGCGGTTAGACCAATCCTAATGTCTATGTATGATAACGACACTGAGAAAGTTAACAAGACCATCGAGTTAGCAAAGGAGTTTCAAAAGGTTATCAATGGTGGTAAGATTGATGAGAAGACTTGCGGATGGTTTGAGGGATGGTGGAGTTCTAATACTCAGTTAAACTATTTCTTCGGTGGAAGAAGAAGTGACTACAAAAGGAATTTCAGTCCATCTGAATACACAGATGTAAGGAAGTTCAAAGAGGAGCAATACTTTTAACCTCAACACATCCTAAGCAAGATGTAAAACTGCTTTCTGTATGGTAGTGAGTGCTACCACTGATGATGCCAAAAGGTTGAAACAGATAAATAAATTTAAATTAAATAAAAATGAAAACATTTAACACATTTCAAAACGCAACGCTTAACCTAATCACATTAATGGTCTATTCAATGGCAGTTAGAGTTCTAATTGACATATGGGTAAACAATGTAAATGATTTTAGGTGGATAGAACTAACCTATGCAAGTGCATCGAGCATCTTTGTAGCGATACTTGGTTGGTTTCTGCTATTGATAAACATCTCAGTATGGAAAGAAAATAAGTAAGGCATACTGATGAGTTCTCAATGAACGAAAGGGTGGTGTCTTCAAAGACACTACTCTCTATGTCAAACATTAAAATAAGAAACGATTAAATATGAAAACTTTAACACAATTACAAGAAGATTTTAAAGCATTAAACGATAGCTATAAAGCCAATCCATTACCTGCAGGAAAAGAATACAATGCATTTGTTAAGAAATGGAAGAGACTTGAAGCTAAAATTAGAAACTACAATAACTCTACTAACATTATGAAAAGAGATGGACTTAAAGTTACTAAGCAATTCGCTGATTATAAAGTTGAATTTAAAGGAGTTGTTGCTCTAGTTTTTTTAGATGGATGTGTGACAGACTATTGGGCAGTTAATGTAATAGAAGGAAATGTAGAGTTTGAAATTGAAACTTTTGAAACTAAAGCCGAAGCAATTTGGTACATATATTCAGAATTAAGAAACGATTAAATAACAATTAAAATCAAATAACTATGGAAACAATTAAATTTAAAAATGTAGAGCCAAGTCACGAAGTTGAAAGAGACTTTGACTTGAAGTACGAAAGAATCAAATCTGTTTACAAAGGCAGAATAGATGCTTGTACTTGTGGGTGTGAGGGAGAGTTCCATTACACTAAACACTTTGCTGAGTACAAATCTAAAGTTGAGGGCAACGACTTACTACTACCATTGGCAGACGATGGTGAAGTTGAGTTTCTAATCCAAGATGCTTTAGTTTATTCTGACACTGCAAGATTCTTTGTGCAGATGAGTGGTGGATACTGCATCAAAGTTCCTACTCACACTGAGTGGAAAGATGCAGAGGGTGGATATGTTCAAATGGGTTACATCATTGACTTACATTGGAAGGACATCAAATTAAATCAAACTAAAATAAATTTATAATTATGGAAACTAAATTCGAATGGACTGATGAAGCAGTCAAATCATTTACACAAGTCTACTCTTCAAACTTTAGTAGCAAACTTGTAGACTTTCCTTGTAGCTACAAGGACTATAGTGGAAAGAACATCCACGAGAAGATGGAGCAGTTCAAGTTGGACTACAAGCCACAAGAGAAAGTAACATATTGCATCACAATTAAATCTGTGTATGGTAACTATGGAACAAATGTCAAAGAGTTCAACAACGAAAAGCATTTCGAGAATTGGTATGCAATGATGAGTCGAAAGGGACACAAGATAGTTGGAGTTGAATTATTAAAAGGCGAGGAATAATGGAAAGACAGAAATACTTTAAGGTCAGATATGCAGGGAAGCTAATTCAAGTTATCCCTGCTCACACGAAATGGGAAGCAATCGATAGGGTGTACCACGAGAACATCGGAAAGTACAAATGGATTGTCAGAGAAAAATTTACTGCCGTAATCAGTAGATAGATAAAAAAAAGATTTGGTAGTGTCGATTTATTGTCGTATCTTTGTCTAAATCAAACATTAATCAGTAGTTCTGTGTCTTCAAAGACACTGCTACACAAACAGAAACACTATGTGTATTATTATTGTAAAACAAAAAGGTCAAGATGTACCAAGAGAAATTCTCAAAACATCTGCCCGTATTAATCCTCACGGATTAGGAATCGTATGGCTCGATACATACGAAGTAACTTATCACAAATCAAAGGAGTATAATTTACTTGACAACAACAGACCATACATCGCACACTTTAGATATGCGACCATTGGTAAAATCTGTAAAGAAAATACTCATCCGTTTGTATGCGGGAATAATAAAGATGAGTTACTAATGATGAACGGAACTGCTCACGGATATGGAAGTAAGGCGATGACAGATACAGAAGACTTAGCAATCAGACTTGGTAAATCATCAAGACAAAGTTGGGCTAAGCAGTTGAAGAAGTTCGATGCGAGATTCGTATCCATCAACACAAGAACGAGGTCGTTTCAAATCTACAACAAGTTGGCTTGGAAAAAGAGAGATGGTGTATGGTATTCAAAAGGCAATGTGTTGGAAGATAATCTTGTCGCAGTATATGGCACACTAAAGAAAGGTTATGGAAATTACTATAGCTACCTTACCTCATCCAAGCATCTTGGTAATGGAACAACAAAAGAGAAGTATCCATTGGTGGTCGATGGACTACCTTACCTCATCGAAGAAAAAGGAAAAGGGTACAATGTAAAGGTTGATGTGTTTAAGGTCAGCGATGACAAGCTAAAACATTTAGACCAATTGGAATCTCATCCACGATGGTATGTGAGAAAACAAGTTCCAATCATAGTGAAAGGTAAAGAGTTACTATGTTGGGTGTACTTTAATCCATCTGCTAAATCAAGATGGAATGGCTCAAACCATACTGAGTCTTACGAATATCAAAGACCAAATAATTATTTCAGATATGTGGAGGAGCCACAGATAGTTGTGGATGATAGGCAAACGAATATGTTTGATGACTTAGGTGAGTGTGATGTAGAATCATCCTCTCCTTACTGCATCGAATGTTTCAATGACTTAGTATACGATGGCTTAGGAAACGACTACCAATGTGTAGGGTGTGGTGCGGTATACGAGAAGTCAATGATAGAAAGTACAAATTGTTAATTGTTGGTTGGGGGTGGTGTCTTTAAAGACACTGCTCCCGTGTTTACGGATGAGTGTCCGTACTGATGATTCCGAAAGGATGAAACACGAAACATTAAAACACAAATCAAATGAAAGACACAATAGAACATCTAAGTGTAGAGCAAATCGAATCTCTTTACGAGAAAACTTTTGGAAATCCAATAGACCATTATCCAAGTATGGAAGTATCTCAAATGATAGAGGAGATTGTAGAAGAACACTTATCACTAAAGACTATGAATAAAGACTATGTTATTTACGACCAAGCTAACGACAGAATGTTATGCTTTGGTAACGGGGATGTAATTTTATTTGCAGACCGCACAGAAGCAGTTGAAGATTTGTATGGCAATGAAGTTGTTGTACAATTCCAAGACTTATCAAAAGAGAATCAATTAATAATTTTAAATCAAATCAAATAATTATGGAAGCACTTGCACAATTTACAATGAATCAAATCTTGGAGTTAAAAATTATTCAAGATGAATTTTCAGACGCAGACCAAAAAACTGAAGACTATCTGATTAAGCAGATAGATAACCTATACCATCAGCTACATCTAATGTATGACGGGAAGTGTAAAAGAGAACACGATGAGGTAGAGGGGAAAGACTACTACATTGAAAGGTGGTATGACGAGATAAAAGAAACGGATGTATTAATTTTCAAGCACAGAACAAGTGGGTTTGTTCCACGATTAAGTAGTAAGGAT